GTGACCTTGCCACCGTGCGACATGCCACCAGGACCGCCTGGGCCCATCGCGCCGCCCGGAGGAGGTGCCATGCCACCCATCGGACCACCCGGAGGCGATCCCATGCCTGGGGCCATCCCAGGAGGTGGAGGACCCATTCCTGGGCCTGGTGGCTGCTTCATCGCGCCACCGGGGCCTGCGCCGCCGAGGACCGCCGCGAGGGCGCCAAGGCCGGGGCCGCCATGGGCCTTCATCTTTTCGTGTGCGTGGATCGCGGCGTTGCGCTTGCCCGAGGTACCGCGGGTGAGGCCGCCACCGGCCATGTGCGGCTCGGCGCTCTTCACTTCGCTGCGGGTCGCCGCGGCGCCGTCGTGCGGCTTCGCTGTCGACTCAGGGCCAGCCTTCACCTTGGAGTGCACGCTCGCGCCCGCGTGCGGGTGCTGAGGGACGTGCTTCGCGCTTGGCTTCTCGGACTTCGTGCCGTCGTGGCTCTTCTTCGGAGTGCCAGCGGCGTGCTCGTACTTGCTCGCGTCCTTCACCTTGCCGCCGTGGGCGTAGTGACCGAGGTTCTTGATGCGGTCGTGCTGGCCGCCCTTCTTGTACGTGTCCTTGGTGCTGACGCCCTCTCCCAGGTAGCCGCCTTCCTTCATCGCGGCGCCACCGGAGCACATCTTGCAGCTGCAGCCCTTGGCGTGGCCGCCTTCCTTGTAGCGCTGCGGAGTCGTGGCATGCCCACCCTTGGCCTTCTTGACCTTGCCGCCCTTCTTGAAGTCGCTGAAGCCGCTCATGCGCTCGACGTCACCTTCCTGCTTCGTAGCTGGCTTGGTGTTCTCGCCATCGGCTGCGAACTTGTCGCTAGCGGCCTTGCTGTTCTTCATGCCCTGCTTCGGGGGCGAGCGCTTCGCGCTGCCTGGGCTGGTCGCGTCGTCGCGGTTCCAGGCGGGCTTCTTGCCCATCGGTACCGGTGCGTCGGCGATGTCCGCCGAGATCGAGCCACCCTTGGCGTGGTGGTGCTTCGCGTGAGCCTTCGCAATGGCTGCGTTGCGCTCGGCCTTGCCGCCGTGCTTAAACGCCGGGGCCTCTACGCCACTCGACTTCTCGCCCTTGGTCTTGGCGATGATGTGGTCGTTGCCATGCTTGTACTTGAGGTTGTCCGCGCCAGCGCCAGTTGTCGGGCTGACGGGATTCTTCTTGGTGTAGGTAGCGTACTTGGACTGCGGACCCTGGATCGCGCCGCCGAGCTTGTGAGCTGGCTTCGAGATGCCTGTGTCGCGCGAGGTGGAGGCACCCTTCGGGTCCATGTGGCCGCCGTGCTTGTACGGCTGCGGTGTCGATGCGTGCCCGCCGTGCTTGAAGGCTTGCTTGCTGCCGTGCTTGCCGGGCACAGTCGTGCCCACCTTGCTGGACTTCTGGAAGCCGAAGTCGCTAGGGAATTCGAACTCGTTGACGTACTTGACTGCCATGTTACGCGCCTACTGTGCTGTCGCTCTGGAAGACTGGTCCCAGCGTCACGCCGGTCGGGTTGACCGTGACGTTCAGACGGATGCCAGTGATGCCTAGGGCTGTGATGTTGAATGGCGCGTTGCCAGTCGAACCGGTTGGAGCACTTGGGACAGTGGTCCACATTAGGTCGGTGGCCGCGTTGTACCCCGGAGCGTATACGTCCGAGGTTGTGTACTGCAGAGCGTACGTCGCGCCAGCGCTGAGGATCGAGCCCCAGACGTTGACCGGGTTCGAGCGGCTGTCGACAGGGATCACCGGTACGGCCTCTGCCGCGCCACCTTGCGATCCGATGACAGCCGGGTTCGCGCTGGCCCCGATGGCCGTGACGCCCGTGTAAACGACGTTGTACTGGGTGAGCTTCATGGCTCAGCCCTACGCGTTCACGACGCCGGTATACCCACGGAAGTCGATGTTGGTGCTGACCTTCGCCGTGGCGATGGGCTTCTGGTAGAAGTACACCACACGGTTCGTGGTGCCGTTCGGTGCGGTCTGCATCGCGTACGTACCACGGACATCGCCCGTGGTGCTGGTCGCGACTGGGGTCTGGTCAGCAAACGTGATGTTGGCGCTGGTTAAGATCTGCGTGCCATTGACGAACAGCGAGGAGTACTCGAACTCGTCCGTGCGGATCGGCAACCCAATCGTGCTATTCGTGCCCACCGAGAGCGTGCCCGCCAGCGTCGAACCCAGGTTCAGCTGCACGCTGGAGACGTACGCGAAGGCCTTCTTGGGTGCCGTGACGCCCGTGCCCACGATGGTCTGGGTCTCAGACATCTGCTGCTCGTAGATGTCGTAACCGCGAATCGTCACCGTGCCCGTGGAGGCACCGGAGGCGGTCACGATCACCTGACGGGTGCCCATCTGAGCGGGGTCGTACACGCGCGCCGCACCGGCCTTGACGACCGGTTTCACGGCGACGCCGTACTCTTGATCCGCCGTGCCCACCGGGAGGTTGGTACCAGCGAAGAGCGCGGGGTTTGCGATCAGCACCGTGCCAGCGGCTTGCACCGCGTAACCCGGGGCCGCGTAACGGTCGGTCGCGAGGACCACCGTCGACAGCGGGACCGTGCCCGCCGCATTGCCAGCGCCGCCCACCAGGATGCGCTGACCCGGGTAGAAGAAGCGCGAGCCGTATGTGGCCGTGCCCGTGTACCCTGTCGGGCTGGGGCCGGTGATCGTCAGGATGTTCGCGGTTGCAGCCGCCGTGGTCGTGGTGACCACAGCGAAACCAAAGTCAAGCGCCAGCACCGGGGTGGTGACAGAACTTGGCTGGATTGCGGTGCCCTGCGGCACGAGGGGGATGTTCGCGCAGACGGCGTTGGTTTGCGAGGTGGCGAGAGTGAAGAACCCACCGATGGTGGGGGCCTGCGCGGCGGCGATGTTCGCGGCGCCAGGAGCCGCCGGGATGTAGCTCAGAAGCTCCATCTCGACCGGGTTTGACCAGCACAGGACGCCGCCCTGGGCGCCTTCGCCAGCGGCAGTTACCTGGGAGACGTAGCGAGAGTCCAGAACCGCATTGGCCTGGTAGTCGATGTTCGGGCCAGCATCAGTGTCAGAAATCTGCTGTGGGTTGTCGTTCCCGAAAAGAATGACGGGACCGTTGAGGGATGTACGCATGAGAGTTACTACCTTTTTCGGATCGTGCCCTGCACTGCGCCTTCCGGGGTCGACGAGAGCTTCCGCTGGTTGGTGGGAGAAAAGAGGCCGGGAGTTACCCACCGGATTACAAGTTCGGTGGGTAACTCCGCGGATTGGACCCTAGATCAGAGTCCCGGGGTACCGAAGAGCGCGCGTGGGTCAGTGAAACCTACGGCGTAGCGCTCGGTGGCCTTGTAGCGGATCGAGTCGGTCTCGAAGTCGCCTTCCATGCTCTTCTGCAGGGAGCGGCGGTTCACCAGCTTCAGGCCCTCTGGGGCGTCCGTCTGGACGAACCAGGCGGTGTTGCTGGTCAGACGCGACAGGTTCGCTTGACCACCCGACAGGAGACCCATCGACTTGATGGGGTTGATGTCGTTGTTGGTTGTGCCGGTACGGAGGACCGACTTCAGCAGGACTTCAGCCTGGAACACGTTGCTTGGGGCAACGACGAGCTTCTTGGGCTCAAGGCGGATCTTCTTGCCGTTGTTGTCGACCGCGCCGCGGATCTGGATGAGGATCTGTTCGAGCGACGTCTGGCTGAGCGCTGCCGCTGTGCCGAGGATGTTGCTGAACGAACCCGCGTTCTGGATCGGGTGAGCTGCGTTGACGAGGGAGACACCGTCACCACCGATGAACGAGCTGTTGAAGGCTCGGTTGATCACGTTGGCGCACAGGGTTTCCTTGGTCTCGATCAGGGACTGAGCGAGGTGGCGCGAGTACGTCGCACCGATACGGATGTGGTCACCGTCTTCGACAAGGACCTTGGTCAGCGCGAACGCTAGGCCGTAGACCTGGTAGAAATAGCGGTACACGAACAGCTGGCCGCCAGCTTGGTACGTGACCGGTTGACCGTCAGGCAGCAGCGGAGCGGCGCTGAAGCCGAAGAGCACGGGCTCTTCATGGTAGGAACGCGGGATACCGGTGATCTGCTTGAAGACCTGGTTCCACTCGTCTGCGCGTTGCTCGTAGACTCCGTCGAACTCTTCGTTGAGGATTGGCTCAACGATGTTGCGGAAGTCTGTACTTCGCATTGGGACAGCCATTTACGCGCTCCTAGATAGTGCTCGGAATGTTGGCCGCCGTCTGAGGTAGCGCGATACGCACTTGAACCTGCAGGAACGGGTCATTCGGAGCTTGGTTGAGAATGGATGGGTCGACCTTGGTGATTTGCAGCTGACCCTGGGTGCCCTTGGCCACCAGGTTGCCGACACCACCGAGGAAGGTGCACTGCGAGAGGCCCACACCGGGAGGCGATGCGGCGTTCGCCATCGTTGCCTGGTTGAGCTGCCCTTGCAGACCATCGAAGCGCGAGAGGCCATCGCCCAGAGTCGTTGCAACCACGAGGGCTGCGTCGGTCTGGATGGTGTACTCGATCAGCGGGTCCTGCCAGATGATGGCGCGGACGAAGGTGCCAGGGAAGCAAACCTGACCGGCTGGCCAGAAGTTCGATTCCTGCCACGCACCCGTGACGTCTTGGTACTCGCAACCGGCGAACACACCGTAGATCGGCTGTGCCAGGACGAGAGTGTTGGTTGTCAGCGCGGAACCGGCGTTGCCGATGCTCGCTGGGTTGAAGGGGACGAGTACGACTTGACCACTTGGGATGGTCACGCCGTTCTGAGCCGCACCGGTACCGCGGAACAGGAACACAGGTTGTCCCTTGTTGATCGCGACGTTGGTGCCCGGCATCAGGATGCCTTCGTGGACGATGCTGCGAATCTCACCCGACGGGTGGTACGCAGGCACCAGGCCAGATGGCTGTGCTGTAAGGGACATGTTTGGTTCCTACAAAATGAGCAGGGTTGAATCCCCACCCCGGAACCCGGCTTCAGCGAGAGCTACTGCTCTCCAGCTGTGAAATCGGGAGCCTGGATGGAGGCCATTGTTTCGAGCATTTCGACCCCTTCCCCGACTTCGACGTCCTTACCAGTCTTGCGCTGCAGGTGCTCTTTCGCTTGCTGAGCCGCGTCGGTCAGCTTTTCGTCTTCGCGAGCAGGCGCGTAGTGGTGATTCTCTTGCATGTACTGGTTGTAGATGTCGAGCGGCAGCTTGAAGGCCACCATCTCGTTCACGTGAACCAGTCCATCAACAGTGCCGCCTTGTCCAACAGCGAACTCTCCGAACCCCACCAGTTCTTCCGGCTTGATCGGCTCGTATCCGAGTCGACGGCGGAAGGCTAGAGAGTCCTTGCTGTTCGTGCTGGTAAGCCAGCAAACGTGGAAACCTGGGATCGGTGGGAGGTCCGGCAGTGCAGCTTGCGCGTGCGCCATCCGGAAAAGCTCCAGTCGATCAGCGTCCGTCTGATTGCGGTTCTGAGTAACTGCCCGATTCTGGGCGGCTCGACTCGGTCTGCGCGAAACGGTCTGCTTGGAAAGTCTTGCATCGGTCATTGTGGCTGACTCCTAAAGGTTAGCCGCGGTTGTTCTTGAGGCCGTCGATGTAGCGCTTGGCTACACGCTGGCGTGTCTTCGGGTCATCCCAGTGCCCCGCCTCCTTCATCGCCGAGACCATCTCGGCCGGGAGAACGTACTGACGAGGGTTGCCACCTGAACGGTCGCGGCTTGAGCCGCCTGTCGGGGGTCCTCGGCGAGACTGCTGACGTGGGGCTGGGTCGCTGTCGTCCTCGCCGTCGTCGTCGTTGCTATCGTCGCGCTGGGATTGCTGGAAGCGGTGAGGCAGTCGCGCTCGAACCTTCTTGTCCAGGGTGTCCCAGTAGTTGGGGTCGTTGGGGTTCATCTGCTTCGAGAGCGCCTTGTCCAGGGCCTCGACCACGAGAGAGTCCTCATCGCCTGCCTGTGGATTGTACCATTGCTTGTCCTTCAGGAAGTCAATGGCCTTGGCCTGGTAGGGGACGGCCTGCGGCGCATTGTCGCGCTGGTTGGCCTGCTGGAGGATGGCCTGCTTCTCGTTGTGGATGTTCCAGGCGCGCTGCTTGGCCTCATCGCGCAGTTGCGCGGCGCGGCGCGCGTCGTCACCGTTCTTGGCAGTGATCGCGGCGCCGAACACCTTGTCCATCTGGTCGGCGGTCGCAAGCTCCGTCGCCAGGCGAGAATCCAAGTCTGTGACGCGTGTCACAGTAAGTGAGCGTTCTAGCTCCTGGAGGCGGGCGTCCTGCTTGGCTGTGGTCCGACGCAGCAGATCAATTTCAAGCTTGTCGCGTTCCTTGGCAAGCCGTGCTCTCTCGCGGCGTTCACGTGCCGTCTCACGCTTGCGACCGCGGTTGGCCCCTGCGTCACCATCATCATCTTGATCAGAATCAGTAGCGTCCGCGTTGAGGCGACGGTCGCCTTCTTCTGCGACGACGACAACCTGGTCTTCGTTTTCTTCGTTGGGTGCATCGGGGTCATTCTGCCGTGCTTCGGCGTTACCCTCAAGGGCTACTGATTGATCCTGGTCCTGATCGCCATCGTCTTCGTGTCCGAGCTTCGGCATGAGAGTCTTCCTGGTTGCAGTCAAATACCCTGCGAGGGTATCGTCGTGCCCAATATGGGCAGCATGTGGAGTACTGCTTTTTGGAGAAGCAGAAGAACCTACGGTCTCAGTCTGGGCCGCAAAGTGGTGGGCTGACTAGGAGTCGAACCTAGCGAGTCGCGAGACACCCGGTTTACAGCCGGGGCGTTCTCCGTAGACGTTTATCAACCCGAATTGGCGGATGGTGAAGGAGTCGAACCCTTACACCGTTGAGCGTACCCTGGGTTTCGAAGCCAGTTGCCAGCCAACCTAGCGGCACCATCCTCGTGTATTGTACAACATCAAATTGGTGGGGCCGGTAGGAATCGAACCTACATCTCTGCGCTTAAAAGGCGTGACTCTATCCAGCTGAGTTACGACCCCGAAATAGATAACCGAAATTTTTGTCGCCACGCCTCGGTTGCAGGGCGCTGCGGTTATACGCGGTGGTGGGCCCGGCTGGAGTCGAACCAGCGGTGGAGCTTGCGCTCATCCGGTTAAGAGCCGGGTGCCGTCGGCCTCTTGGCGACGAGCCCATGTTGGAGAATCGTATGGGGATCGAACCCATCTCTGCAGGTTGAAAGCCTGCGGGTCTCACCAGAAACCCAACGATTCATGTTGGTGCCCCGTGTAGGATTCGAACCTACCTCGCAGTCGTTCGTAGCGTCTGCTCCGCGTCCGACGGACGAGGCGTTGTTGGCGGATGCTGAAGGATTCGAACCTTCGCACGGCAGTTACGCCGCGGGCTGTTTAGCAAACAGCTGGTTTGAGCCACTCACCCAAACATCCATGGTTGGCGAAGCAGGAGGGAGTCGAACCCCCTTTATCGGTTTTGGAGACCGGGACCTTCCTGAAGGACCGCCTCGTATCTTGGTGCGCCGCGAAGGACTTGAACCCTCATGCCCGAAGGCGCCGCGTTCTAAGCGCGGTGTGTCTGCCGTTCCACCAGCAGCGCAAATTGGAGCGGACGATGGGACTCGAACCCACGGTATCGACCTTGGCAAGGTCGCGCAATTGCCTCTATGCGACATCCGCAAATACTTGGTGCGTGGAGCTGGGCTCGAACCAGCGGCCTGTCGATTATCGGTCGACTGCTCTTCCAACTGAGCTATCCGCGCAAATTGGATCACCGAGATGGACTCGAACCACCACACGCTGGTTCAAAGCCAGCTGTCCTGCCGTTAGACGATCAGTGAATAAATTGGTTCACAGTGATGGACTCGAACCACCATGGGCAGCTTCAGAGGCTGCTGTCCTGCCATTAGACGAACCGTGAATAATCTTGGTAGCGGGTACAGGACTTGCACCTGTGACCACTTGGCTTATGAGGCCAGTATTCTGCTGCTGAAATAACCCGCCAAACATGGTGCCCTAGGCATGGATTTGAACCCGCATCCGTCCGCTTACAAGGCGGCTGCTCTGCCGTTGGAGCTACAAGGGCATAAATTGGCTGGCACTCCTGGGATCGAACCAGGCTCATTCCGCATTAACAGTGCGGCGCACTCGCCATGAACGCTAAGTGCCAGTAAAACTTTGGTGGCTCACCGAGGACTCAAACCTCGCCCGCGTGACGTGTAAAATCTCGCTGCGCTCTGCGCGTGGGCCGTTTAAACTTGGTGGCTCTCCGAGGTATCGAGCCTCGCTCTGCTCCTTTTCAGGGAGCCGCTAATCCATCTCAGCTAGCGAGCCATTTGGGGTGACTGATGGGATTTGCACCCATGCGTCGGACGGTCACAGCGTCCTCCCTTAACTACTTGGGTACAGCCACTCCGAATGACTCAAGCCGCGCACAATAACATCGCCGATGTTACCGTGTCAATTGGAGCCCTCGACAGGATTCGAACCTGCATATCGTGGACTAGAAAACCACGCCGTGTCCAGTTCCGGTCACGAAGGCATTGGTGGCGCTCCCAGCGGGACTCGAACCCGCCGCTCACAGCATCGACAGTGCTGCTCCACCCCTGGTGTGGAAGCGTAATCGTGGAGCGGAGTGCGGGACTTGAACCCGCCTCTTCTGCTTGGAAGGCAGAGGCCCAGCCTCTAGACCAACCCCGCTTATTTGGTGGACCGCCTGGGACTCGCACCCAGCACAGCTTGCTTGCAAGGCATGCGCGAGTGCCTTGCTCGCAGCCCAATTGTGGAGATGCCCGTCGGATTCGAACCGACGTTCGCGGCTTTGCAGGCCGCTGCCTAAGCCTCTCGGCCAGGGCATCAATGTGGTCAGGAATGCAGGATTCGAACCTGCGGCTTCCACGTTCCAAGCGTGGCTGTCTGGCCGCTGACTTAATTCCTGAGATTGATCGCTGCTCTTCCCAGCGTTGGCGGTTGTGGCCGCGTGGAGCAGTTAGAAACGGATGCTAGCCGTCACCGTCAATTATACCTTACCCGTACGCCGCGGTGCCAACCTTTTTCTTCGCGCAGGTTCGACGGCCACCCGGCCTTCTTTGCGGCCGCCTCGTCCAGCTCGCGGCGCTTGCCGTGCGCCCACCGGCTGTTTGGCCTTGCTGGCTTCTTCTCGCTCACGTGCTTCCGCCTCCAGTACTGCCCACGGGATCAGGTTGTTCCACGACATTGGTGTTCGACTCCATGATCGCCTTGGTGATCACACCGGCCTTGACCCACACCTGGATCACGTTCGGGTCGATGTCGTCCCCGCTGTGACGGTGCTTGATGTGCTCTACCGACATCACCCGGAGGCGCTCGTCGACGCGGGACGCTGCCGCCAGCGCGTCGTGCACGTTCATCCCCAGGTACTTCTTCGGGTCGATCACGTCTTGAGCCCTTGCCATGCCTGCACCAGGATGTTGATCTGTTTAAACACAGCGTGATGGAACATGAGGTTGTCGCGCAGTGTCGCGTATAGGATGCAGATCGCTACCCAGCAATAGATATGCATCATAAGGCGGTCGACGAACGTCAGAGCACCCTTGAGGAAGCGCATCAGATGAACGCCAGGGCTGCCAGCGGGTCCTTCACGCGGCCCTTGAGCACCAGGTCTTCGAGGAGCGCAAACTCGGCGTAGACCTTCTGCTCGCGGATCACGCGGCCGTCGCGGTCCTTGACCTTGACCGTGTCGTAGCAGACGCGCCAGCGGTCGCCACCGTACAGGCCGATGCGGACGAACTCACCGGGCTGGCACCAGGCGCCTTCGGGCCACGGGGTCTTGGTCGCGCGGTCGTGGAACGCCAGCGGCCCGCATGCGAGCACCTTGGCGACCTTCGTGTTGTCGGCCTCGGTCTCGATGGTGTTGTCGCTGAGGATCAGCCCGCCCTTGGTCTTGGTGGCCGCAGCCTTGATCTGCAGGAGAACCAGCGACCCGAACGGCTCGGTGCCTGGGTCGACGGCTGGGAACGCCTCGTCCAGCGTTTGATCGAGAATCGTAGAAACCTTGAGCTTGGTAAGACTAGTCATGACCGATTGACTCCGATGGTTCAGATTCTTTGACGCGCGTCTCAATTTGGTGTCTGCGCAGGTACGCGAGCGCCAACTTTATGGACTCCAGATCGTCTCCCAGCAGCCCCAGTCCGGTGTTGCAACCCTTGCACAGCCACCCCCGAAATGTGCCGGTAGAGTGACAGTGATCCAGCTGCGATCCGTGTCTTCCGAATGGCTCATGGCACAACTCACACTCAGTGGGTTCAACGCGAGTTGGGAGCGGCAAGCCACGAGCGATCCAGCCCTGCAACCTGACCCTGTACTGCGGCGTATCCGCGCCCATCACCTTACCAGCCAGCTTCTTGCGATGTATCTCCGTGGAACGGCACTTATCCCAACGGGACAGCTCCAGGTCCATCACAGTTTGTCATCCTTTGATTCGTCGTCGTTGAAGAACTTGTCAGCCAACAGGAGCATGTAATCCATGCCGATGCGGTTGCCTATGCGGCGGCCAAACTCGTACGTGACGTCGATGCCAGGTGACACCGGGTTCAGTCCATCCATCACTTGCCTGTCGCGCGCTTTCTTGAGGTAGTCAAGGAGCTTCGCATGCATCTCGCTTGTTCGCACTTCTCACCTTTTTCCAGTAGACACGCTTCCAGTCCCTGAGGTGCTTCCACCACTGGGGGCTGCGAGCATTATAGCGCGCGTGCGCCATGATCTGGGTACATCACCAGGGGAACGGTGTCGAGCACTTGACCGATCCACCATTGGCCTTGGAAAGCTTCTTGCGGGCTTCGGCGCGGATGTGCGGTCGGGCGCTCTCTGGTGCCTTGTTGATCAGCATCAGCGCGGCCTTGGCGTGCTTCTTGTCAGGGATGGGGAACGAGCGGCCGGGCCCAGCGAACTTCGAGGCTGGTAGCTTACTGCGCGCCTTGGCAGACAGCTTGGCCATGGATCACCAGGGGAACGGGGTGCTCACCTTGCCGAGCTTCTTCGGCGAGGCGTCGAACGCTGCTGCGTCCTCGATGTCCTTGCCGTCTCGGTGGTACACCTTGCGCGGCCCGATCAGGTGCGCGTCAAGCTGCTCTTCGCCCGTCGCCTTCGACGTGTTGTTCTCGCGGTCTGCTGCGTTGCTCATACTGTGGGGCTCTTCTTACCGACGGCCTGGCCGTCTGAGATGTTGGTGTGCTTGCCCGCTGCCATTTCGGCGCCTGCGATGGTCTCGGCGGTGTTGTTGTCTTCCGCGGTGACAGTGAGCTTGGTTGCGTCTTGGGATTGTACCACGGCCTGCTTCGTCTGGTCGCCCATGGACTGCTTCTGCAGGTCGGTCTGGTTGCCACCGGCCGCAATCGTCTGGTCGCTCTGCAGCTCGGCGGCGTGCTGCTGGCCACCCTGAGCCTGCTCGGCCTGCTGGAGCGCGACCTGCTGTGCGTCGTTCTGCGCCTCCTGCTGGAGCTTCTGCTTGTCGATCTCCTGCTGACCCTGGGCGATCTGGGTGTCGGCGCTGACCTTCTGCTGCGCCACCTGGCCCGGGTCGACCGGTGGGGGCGGCGAGTACTGCTTGAGCATCTGCTGCGCCTTCTGGATCGCTGGAGGCAGCTTGCTGAATACCTGCTGGCTGAACACGTGCACGTGCTGTGTCGCCGCGGCGAGCATGCCGTCGAACTTCGTCTGGACCTCGGCGTCCTTGATCGTCATAAACTCCGAGATGTCTGTGCCCGCAGCCTCGCTAGCGATGCGGTGGATCTCGGTCCCGTACCAGAACAGCATGTGCTCTTTGACGTTCTGAAGGATGCCACCAATAGCCTGAGCCGCCATGAGGGGATTCGCCCCGAATAGCGGGTCTTCAAGGAAAGCCATGTGCGACTGGATATGCGCCAGATGGTCCTGGTCGGGGAAAGCTGTGATTGGCTGACCAAGGGATGCGGCAATATTTTCGTTGGCGGCGTTGAGCGGCTTCGGCTCGGGCTTCGGTACAAGGTACTGCTCCGGGTTCGTGATCTTCATCATCTTCAGGATCGCGGACTCGACCTTGCGCTGGTCGTAGAGCTGAGGGAACAGCTGCGCGCGCTGGGCTACGGTCTGCACCTGGGCGATGCGCTGCAGCTCGCTGAAGATCTCTGGGTCGCTGACCGGGATGACGTCGTCCGGCGCGTCGAAGTCGGCCTTGAACACCATCTTCTCGCCGGTCTGCGAGACGACGTCGTTGTCCTCAAGGTAGGTCGCATCTAGCCGGTGAAGAACCTTGAGCAGTTTACCCATAGCATTGTGCAGACGCGAATGAATGGCTGAGAACACCACCATCTGTTGCTCAATTCGGGCCATAGTTGTGCCAACTGGTACGTTCGCATTGTCATTTGCTTCATCCAGGGTTGTCTTGACGATCTCTTTGCCACTGTCTACCAGGTACTCCAGGAGGTTGAACAGGACTTGGCTGGTCGGGTTGACCGGCGTCGGCATGAAGGTCTTGCGGATGTCATCCTGCATGATGCCGCCGTCGATCTCATTCGTCTGCCCAGCCTCTACGCGGATGTTCTGGCCACTGACCGGGCCGCTCTTGAGGTGCACGCCGCCTGGGAAGTTATTGATGAGGGCGCTATCGAGAAGGGCGCGAAGCGCTCCCGTCGCGGCAGCGGCAATGCCTCCCAGGACTTGTGGAGCGCCGATTGGCATGGCACCTCGCCAAGGAAGGAATGGCCATTCCACAATGTGGACAAGCTCATCCATGTGCTCATCATCTTCATCCCAGTTTCGGTAGATGGACAGGACACTGCGGGTCGCCTTGTCGATGCTGATCAGGTACGGCGCCGGGCCCTCGTCGGTGTCGTTGATGTCCTCGATGCCGCGGTAGCTGTCAGGCACCACGTACTGCACCGCGAACTCGATCACCACGCGCTGGCCGTCGACGTTCTCCGGCTGCAGGCTCTTGCCTTCGATCTTGTCGTTGGCCTTCTCAGCCTGTGTCTGGTCGGGAGCTGTGACGATGCTGATGGTGTCGACATCGCGGTAGATGCCGTTGCGCACACGGTCGTCGAAGGTGAACTCGTCGAGCTTCTGGACGTGAGCCTTGCGCGGCGAGCTGTAGTAGTCTGTAGCCGAGAACGGCAGCACAATCTCGTCGACCCACACCGGCTCGTGCACCGGTCGACGGCGCTTGACGTCCCACCAGAGTTTGGAGTACTGCACGCCGCCCATCGGGACTTGCGTGAGGATCTGCTCGATCTCGTACCGCATGGACGGCATCTGCTCGGTCATCTGCCAGTTCATGTAGCGCACCTTGCGCTTGGCCTTCTCCTCCTTCTTGTCGTCCGGCTCGCCGATGATCTTGTCCTTGCACGGTCCACCAGCGGGCCACAGCTCCTTGATGCTTCTGGCGCTGAAGTCGATGGCCACCTCGGCGATCATCGGGTGCACCACCTTGCTGGCGCCTTCGAACTGAGCGCCACCGGGCGCGTCGTTCCCGAACCCTGTGCGCTTGAGACCTTCCTCGTACTGCTTGTCGCGCTGCTCACGGGCGAGCACGTCCTTGTCGAACAGGTCGAGCAGCTCAACGGCGAGCGTGCGCAGGAAGTCGTCAGGGATCTCGCCGTCGGCCAGGTTGACGTAGAACTCCTTGGCCTTCTTCACCTCACGGTTGTCGTGCAGCGTCAGGATCGCGCTGCCGTCATCCAGCTCCTCGGTGTCAGCATCATCCGGAACCTTACCCTGTGAGCGCTCAGCCGCGTCCGTCGCGATGTCGGTCTTCGGATCGTCCTCTGGATCTTCGAGGTCGAATCCTTGCAGGATCTGGCTTTCGCTGGGCATGGGTTACGCTGCGTATGGGTTCTGGTTGACGCGCCGAGCGCGGGCTTCTGTGTCTGGACCGATCTTCTTCTTGCGACTCGCCTCGACCTCCAGGTAGTGCAGCCACTGCCAGTCGATCACGCGCCACGCCTGGGTGGTCGTGTCGTACAGGTCGTCGTGCACCACGCTGCCCGGGCCAGAGTAGCTACAGACTTGTTCGACAAGGGGTTCTGCCCAGGTCATCGGCTTCCCAGGACGGCTGGGAGACTCAGGCACCCAAATTATACCATCCTTGGCGATGGGCGAGACGACATGCCCGCGGGTGAGCTTGTCGGCCATGCCAGGATTGAACTCCTGGGTGAAGATCCCAGCCTTCGCGAGGTACTGACGCAGCGACTTGCCGCTCGCCTTGCCCTCGATCACGATCAGGTCCACCGGTCGACCGACGTCCATCGTAGCGCGCGGTCCCTTGGTCGGCGAGATGAGCGGTCGGCGGTCGCTCTGTCCGTAGCGCACCTTCGTGCGGTCTGTCTCGTTGATCACCTTCTTGACCAGGTCAGGCAGCCCCAGCCGCTCAGCCCAGCAATCGAGCAGCATCACGCCGGGCTTGCCGTTCGGCAGCTTGAAGCAGCCCCACACCGACATCGCGCTCGGGTCGGTCACCTGCTTCTTCTTGTCGTACGCCTCCTCGCTGAACGCCGGGTCGATGCTCGCCACGATGTAGTGGAACATCGGCAGCGGCTTGTCGTGCGGCCACAGGCGCAGCCAGCTGCGGTTGATGATGCCGCCCTCTTCGGCGTCGATCAGCTCGGCGTAGATCTCCTGGCGACCGATCTTCGTGCCCTGGTAGCGCAGGATGCGGCGCGCGAACTCGGGCGAGAGGTTGTCGAGGTTGACCATCGTCGTCGCGGTCGTGATCACGGTGTCTGGGTCTTTCACCAGCATCTTGATCAGCGGCTTCGGTCGCGGCGTCGTGGTCGCAAGGATGCGCGTGTCCTGGCCCAGGCGGACCGAGAACACCATCGTGTCCCAGACCTCTTCGGGGTCGATCTTGCCGTCCTCACCCCAGGCGGCTACCTCGTCGCACCAGGCACGGTTCCACTGCGGTCCGCGGGTGCGCTCGAAGCTGGCTGCGGCGATCCCACCGATCATCGCGCCGTTGTGCAGCATAACCTGCGGGCTGGGCGACTTGTGGTAGTACCGCACCAGGGCGCTCGGGATCGTACGGACGAGGCCGCTGTCTCCCTCGAAGCACACGTCCCTTAGATCGGCCTTGGTAGGCGCCACGACCAGGCTACGGTCTCCTGCGACGGCCATGGCGGCATTCATCCCGGTCCACTCGGCACCGAGTCTGGTCTTGCCGCTACCGCGTCCGGCGAGCGCCAGCCAGTTCGACCAGTTGCCTTCGGGGACTACCTGGAACTCGTGGCGCTGGTCTACCCACTTGACCATCCACGCCAGGCGCTCGACCTCATCGTCACCGAGGCCGCGGAGGGCCGACGATACCTGATCCTTGCTGAACCCCTTCTGGAGGCCGATCTCTACGAGGTCTGAGGCTTGCACGCATCTGGTTTCTCGCGCAGCTCACGTGCAAACTTCAGGTGCTCACTCAGTAGGTTGGCCACCAGCGCCAGGTTCCGCGCGGCCGTCTCTTCCCCATTGTCATACATCCACAGTGCCTCGCTGGTGAACCAGGTGCACATGTTCCACAGGTCGCGGCGCACGGCGTCGGTGTTCATCGCATTCCGGCACAGAATCACCTTGAGCCCACAGGCATCCAGTGCGTTGTGCGCGGCGATGGCTGCCTTGACTAGCGTCTCTTCGGTCACGGGATACCGTTCCATGGGTTGACTGGTGTGGGGATGGCTGCCTGGGTAGAGTCATCGTCTGGCAAAGGCACGCACCTAGGACAAACGCAATAATCTGCGTGTCCGTTGCGGCGCTTTGGAGAGCCATAGCACTCATGCTTCTTCAGCGTGTCGTCCGAGATCTTGTCGCTCATGCCCAGCTCACAGCGGCTTACGCATGCGTCCGTGGCTGTACCAGGTTGGCGGCTCGGTGCACAGGCCGCACTTGTGGGTGCGTCGGTTCTGGAAGTTGTCGAAGCAGCTCGGGTGGTGCTCGCAGCACCAGAAGTCCTGGAAGAACGCGCGGTTGAGGATGTCCGCGGCCATCGCCTCGCGGCTCTCATGCGCGCGTGGAGTGGCTGAGGTATCCTCAGCAAACGTCCGGCGCATCGGGCCGTCAGCGTTCTTGCACTCAAGGTTCGGGCAGTACAGCCCAATGCCGGGGGCGTTCTTGGCCTCGGTGCCGCACAGGGAGCACACCGTGATAGTGGGCATGTCGCGATTTACTACCTGGAGCGGGTAGCGCAGCCGGGAGATGTCGCCCAGGTACGCCTTGACCTGTGCTGGGGAGATGGGGGACATGTCGCCGACGTGCATGCGCAGTACGTCAATAGCGTAGTCGAGGGCTTCCTTGTCACTTGCCATACACAGACTCGAAGGCAGCGTTTAAACCTGGCTCAAGGATGCGGCGCATCTCCGCGGCGGTCATCAGCCGGTTGCCGGTGCGCTTGTACGTTGGGACGTCGTGGTCGGTCTTCAGGAACCAGGTGTCCTTAGGGGTGAGGTACGGCGATGCGTCTACCACTGGTGCCGGTTGGCTCAGGGCTTTCGCGGCGACTGGGGCAGCTACCGCGACCGCGCCGAGTCCCTGGAAGAATCTACGTCTAGTTAGCACGCTGGTCTCCTGTGTCAAACTCAGAGTCTTCGAGGGTCATGGCACCTACGAGTTTCATGTCAGCCCCCACTGCCTGCAGCAGCACAGCTGTCGCGGCGCGCGCGGCTCCGATGAACCCTTGCGCCTTCATGCCCTCGGGGCCTGCGATGCTCACCGAGTACTGCTTGCCGTCGGCCGCGACGGTGACGCAGATGACGTCCATGCCGTCCTGGGTGCCGAACACCGCGCCGATGGTGCTCCACATGGTCTTGGTCGGCTCGCTCATTGGAGCTTCCAGGTGAGCATGAGCGCCTGTCTGCCCACGTTAGGTGAGCTGGTGCCTGCGTCGCTGATGTGCCCCAGGGTGAGCGCTACGCGCGGCGCGATCTGCCACCGCAGTCCCAGGTAGAAGTTCGTGTGCGCGCCGTTGACCGAGTCGACGCGCTGTACGTACGCCGGGCCGATGCCTGCGCACACCGGTCCCTTGCACCCTTCCAGCTCTGCGTGCCAGTCCCAGTTGTTAGGGACGGTCTCACCGTGCAGCGTGGTCGAGCCCCACAGGTCTGTTCCGGCGACCCAGTCGAGCCCCTTGTTTGGCGCAATTGGCTCTCTGATGGCCAATCCCAGGACAGGACCAGTCCCTTGTGTGCCAAAAGAACTGCCAGCGCTCACGTCCACCTCCGCGGCGTGCGCGCGGTGGAACATAAAGATCAGCAGCAGGATGAACGCGAAGATGCCAATCGTGGCTGCCTTGCCGTTCCCTACCAGCTGTCGAATATACGCTACAATTTTGCTCACAAATGTCTCCTACGGGCACTGCTTGAGGTTGCCGTCCGGCGCCACGATGTTGATCGTCTGCAGCACCCGGCTCATATGTGCTCGCCCTGCGCCAGGATCGTGAAGATCTCGGTCGCGTCGGTCTTGTCTTCCTTGTACAGACACTGCGTCAGGCGCTCGTGGGTTGGCCTGAAGCACACCACGGCCTTGCCGCCTGTCACGCTCGGGGCGAAGATGTACTTCGAGTGCAGCGTGCACTGTGGCTCGCCGCCACCGAACAGCATCGCGAGCGGGTTCTCCTCGGCGTCGGGCGCGCCCTTGTCCTTCGGCTTTGGGCAATCTTGCCACACCAGGATCACCGGCTCCTTGAATGCCGCCTGGTTCGCGTCCATCCAGGGATCTATGCCACCGTGCTCTCCTGCGAAAGCCTTGGCTGCCCAGATGATCAGCATCCAGAGCGGGATGCTGAGCAAGATGCCGTTGCGGATGCCGGTGAAGAATTTCTGTGTCATTTCGGTTCCTCGTACGGGACGCCGTACTTTGCGAGTTGTCGACTGGTCTCAAATGCGTCTGCGCATTCAAGCATACGCTTGTTCTCGTGCTTGAGGTAGTCCGGCTGGCTGTGCTGCAGCCTGGTCTTGCCGATGGCTTCGAGCGCGGCCACCTGTTGCAGCAGGAAGTCGAAGCCGGGGAAGTTCACTGGGGCGACCTATTGAGCCTCTGGATCACGCGGATGTCGCCCTCCAGGCGCTGGCGCATGATCTTTAGGTCCTGCTTCAGGTTCTCGATCTGGTTGAAGAGCGTCACCCCGTGGATATGGATCGCATCCCAAAACACCTTGGCGGCCTTGGGCTCAGCTCCGAGCTGGAAGATCCTCACGGTGCCGTCGGGGCCGATGGTGACGATGGGGTTGCCGTCTGTGTCGTTGAGGGACAGCAGGTTGACCACGGGCGGGGCGGTCAGGGTGATCGGCTCCATGTCGCTCATGCGGCACCGGGCGGGTTGTAGCCGAGGCGTGCGTCGGCGCCGGGCAGGATGCTCAGGACCTTGACGCTGTCCTTCGGCTGGCCCAGGACGATGGCGCAGGCAACGCGCGCCGCGGCGTCGATGTCCTTGGCCTCGATCTCTTGGGTGTGGATCTTCTGAAATGTCACCAGGTATCTCACTGCATTTTTTCCATCGCGAGCCGTGTCACTGCTTCGAGCACGGCGTGCATGTCGGTACGGGTAATGGTCTTGCGCGCGGCCTTGGGGATCTTGTTCCAGACGTTTAAACCGTTGCTGACTGCCTCGCGCCACGGGTCATGCTGCAGGGTGCTCGCCACCTGGCGCAGCTCCTCGATCATGGCAGCCTGGCGGGCGATCTTCTCACGGTACGTGTCCCCGTGGATCTTGACAGCCTCCCAGAACAATCGGCCAGCCTCGTTGTGCGGGCCCCTGGTCACCGTGACGTTGCCGTCTTGCTCGATGACGATCAGGGGCCCGTCGGACTGGTCGATCTTCAAGGCGGCTCCGGTCGGCAGCTGCTCGAACTTGACGTCAACCGTCGACATTCGCGTCGTAGAACGACTGCAGGTAGACAGTGAACTCGGTCGCGTACTCTGTCCCTGCCTCCTTGTCCACGAAGTCGATCTTGCTGTCGTCGCCGTAGTACTCCAGGACCTTGAGGTGCTTGGCGATTACGGACTCCAGCCGGGCGCGGTCGTGGTAGAGCTGGTTGATCAGCTCAGCGGTGCGCTTGTCGAGCAGGCGGTTGACCTCGGCAGCCTTGGCGACACCGTCGGTGTAGCCACGGGTGTAGTCAGCTGACTGCTTGCTCTTGTTGGGGATGCCGGTGTATTCCGAGGTCGCGCGGAGCTTAGCCGAGTTGTCGGTGTATTCGTTCACGATTCCTGCCTCACTTTCTTGATCACCTTGGGTTTCGAACTCTTGCGCGGTGCTGGCGCCTCCAGCATCTTCGCGTCCGTCTTCTCTAGCTGCTTCGGCGCCGGTTTCTCGGCACCCTTCAGCTTCTTCGAGGTTAGCATGCCCGACAGTAATTCGTTGAGCAAGCTCTTTGCGCCCTGGTCCTCTGTCTTGATCGGCGCACCCTCCTCAGTTCCACTCACCTGGGTCTTGGTCGCCCACTTGGAACGATTGTGGAGCTTCAGCCAGACCTCGGCCGCCTTGCCGTCCCCAGAGATCCCCTGGAAGTACAAGCTCCGCGCAAGCGATGCGTGGCACAGCTGGTACGCGCTCTTCAGCTCCTGCTCGAACAGGGTCTGCAGCCGCTCCTTGCTGATCCCGACTACGTCCGCGACGTCCTGGTTCGAGATCCCCGAGGCTGCCAGGTCGAACACGATCTTCCGGTGCAGCGGCGTGATCAGCTCGGACAGCGGCGTCCACGCCTTCATGTCCATCTGGATGTCCGAGCCCCCGCCCAGCGCCAGGAAGCGCAGGTGCTTGAGATTTAGCTCCTCGGAATACCCCGTATCCGGATCGCCAGGGGTGGCTTCCGGGGTTTGTTCTGCGCCTGCCATTTGGGCTAGCCTTGATGGTTGATGACCCGGCCATTATAGCACCTCGAATGCGTCCACCTGGGCGGCCTGGGCGGCGCGCTCGGCCTCGGCCCTGCCCAGGCGCCGGTACAGGGTGTTGCGCGCCGCTGTGAACTCGTACGGGGCTGCTGCGGCTATCGTCCGGTGGGACGCGCAGTACATCTTGCCGCGGAAGGCGTAGTGGCCCCTGCCGCCGCACTGCTCACCGCGGTGGGCGCCACTGAGCTTGACTCCGGCGCAGCGCTCACCGCTCACTGAGAGTCGCCAGGTAGAGGCAGAGCGCCGGGACGACCGTCCACATGAGGACGATGAAAAGGGTCGGATTCATGACGGTAAACCCCAGTTGACTGGAAACTCGTGGTCGCGCTTGAAGTTCTGCGGGAAGTGCTTCTGAGCGTACGCGAGGGTGTAGAAGCCCGGCTCGACCGGCGCCTCGGGCACGCCGTAGCTGCTCTCGTTCACCTCGTCCATCTCGACCGAGGGACCGCGGCGGGCCGTGACGTGCTTGCTGCGCTGGTTCAGGAACCCGAGCAGCTCGTACCGCTCCCGGCTCATGTTGAGCGGCCAGTAGGGGCGGGCGACGTCGGCCTCGGCGCGGATCTGCGCCAGGGAGTCCTCGATGGTGCCCACGTAGCCGTGGACGTTGGCGCTCGCGGCGTCGTGGCTGGTGGAGCGCACGTCGCCGAGGGCGGCGTTGGAGTTTGTCTTGCTGGTCATGTCACTTCACCTCTCGTTTGTCTGTGCGGTCATTGTAGTCCGAATCCTCGATCAGGTGCAACTCTTTCTTGGCCCGGGTTGTTGCGACGTAGCAAAGGTTCCGCTCCTGCTCCTGCTGCCACTCCTGGCGGGCCCACTTGGCCGGGCACTTGGAGCTGTTCAGCCAGAACACTCGGTCGGCCTCCATGCCCTTGGCTTTGTGGATGGTCGACAGGGTGACCGCGTTGGCTTTGTCGGCGAACAGGGTGTCGATCAGGTTGACCAGCGCCGGAACCGTCCTGTCGGTCTCCAGGAGGCTGCGGGCCAGGAAGAGGATAGCCGACGCCTTGTCGTGGATCGCCTCGGCCTGGGCCTCCTGGCGCTTCGCAATGGCCTTCTCGACCTCACGCTCGCGCCAGGCGACGATCTTCTCTTCGAGGGCGTCGATGCCCTTGGCGTTCATCCGCTTGATCAGGCTCTTGAGACCGGCGCCGATGTCGCGGCCCATGATGCGAGCCGGGATGTGGTTCCGGAGGAGCTTGAACGCGAGGCCGATGACCGGCGCCGTGGTGCGCGAGACCACCAGGTCAGCGGGCTGGAACATCGAGTAGTCCCACTCCTCGACCATGACCACCTTGCCGTCGGCCGCGTCCTCGTGGTGCTCGATGTGCGAGACCCACTTCTGCGCGTGCTTGACGACCGACTTCGGGCAGCGGTAGCTGACGGTGAGCGGCAGCTCGGTGGCCTGGAACTCCTCGACGAAGCGCTCCATGATGCCGGACTCGGCGCCGCGGAAGCCGTAGATCGACTGCGCCGGGTCACCCACCGCGAACACGCGGCTGTTGGGCTTCATGATCTTGCGGAGCACCGCGATCTGGATCGAGTTGGTGTCCTGGAACTCGTCGACCAGGATTAGATCGAACTTCGGCAGGCTGATCCCGTCCTTGACGGCCAGGTACAGCAAGTCGTCGAAGTCCAGGCTGTTCGCGTTGTTCGACGCCTGCAGCATCAGCGAGGCGTACTTGATGGCCTGGTGGTAGTCGGCCTTGTCGCTGTCCAGGGACAGGTCGTGGTGCTCGGCGAGGTCGATCCAGTTCTCCTCCGAGTCCGGGATCAGGCAGCCGATGCCGGACTGCTTGCCGAGGCCGACGAGCTTCTGCAGAAACTGGCTGTAGAGCCGGGCCTCGTCGTCGCCGATGCGGTCGTTGATCACGTCGCGCATCTTCTCGGTCTTGACCTCGCGGACCTGGCGGGCCTTGGTGACCGGGCCGTAGGTGAGCGAGTGGAAGGTGCGGGCGTTTACACCGCGCGACTTCAGCTCCTCGGCGATGGACTTGTTGAAGGCGAGGAAGATGCTGTTCATGCCGGGGAACTTCGCCTGCATGCGCTTGATCAGCTCGACCAGCGTGGTGGTCTTGCCCGAGCCCGCGACGGCCTTGACGATGGCGTTGCCCTTGCCGTTCACGCCAAAGTCGTAGATCCGTTCCTGGTACGGGGACCAGGTGCGCGCGATGGCGGCTGCGAGGGCGCTCACAGCTGCACCGGCTGCGCGTCGGCGACGACGGTGTGACCCAGCTCTTTCAGCATTTCGATCTGGTCGTGGTTGAAGGTCTTGACGCCCAGGCGTTTGGCGACGTTGCGGGTCATGGCGTCAGCCGGGTAGATCCGGTCGGTGCCGTAGACGTTGCGTATGCTCACTTTTAGTTCCATTTCAATCTCCTTTCAGGTCTCAGTGAGTGGACTATACGCCCACCCACTGAGCCTTGCAATACCATCGTGACTTTTACTTAATCACCGGCCGGGACTTGATCTCGACCCTGGCGGCGTATAGCCCGGCAGCTTCGAGGAACAGGTTTTTCGCGTCGGTGCCGCCGTACTGGTGCATCAGCTTGGACAGGCGATTCTGGTTGAAGTTGTGGAGGTCGAACGGGATGTCCATGTAGTAGACGCCAACCGCCTGCATCGCCTGGCTCAGCTTGCTGAACTCGCGGTTGAGGCGCTCCAGGTCGTCCTTCTGGGCCTGCTTGGTCCGGTAGGCGCCCTCAATGGGGGCCTTCTTCGCGGTCCGCACAGCGACCTTGTCCAGCTCTTCCTGGTCGCGGTCGATCAGGGGCTGGCCGTGGACCTTGGCGATCAGCTCGCCGAGGCTCTTGACGTGGCTGCGGGCGTGGCGCGCGAACATCTCGCACTCGCCAGCTTCCAGCTCGATCTGCCGCTCTCGCTCCTCGGCGCTGGCGTCGCTCCAGGGGACCATGACCGGCTCCCGGGCCTTCATGCGACCCTCGCCCACCCACTTCCACACGCGGCTGCCCCAGAACTCCAGCTTCTGCGCCTGCTCCGGGTTCAGCATGCCGCCGCGGAGCGCCATCGCCCGCACCTCGTTGCTCTGCGCCTGGCTCACCAGGTTGGCCATGATCTGGTCGGTGACCAGGCGCTCGATCTGCAGCGGCTGGTGGCGGCTGCCAAAGCAGACACCGCTGAAGAAGCCGAACCCGGCGACCCGGTAGCCATGCTTGGCGACCAGGCCGTTCGGCAGCACCACCTGGATGCGGCCGCAAACCTGGCAATGCCCTCGATTCTGTCCCTTGTTCATTTCACTCTCCTGCTGTTGACTGAGGGGGAGTTTAAACCTCCCCCTGGTGCCTGTCAATCATTCCAAGTTTCGGGGTGCTCGGCGTTCCAGTCGAGCCAAGCCTGGGTGCCGTAGCAGGGCTCGATCTCGCGCCAGAACTCCTCATCCAGCTGGCCGCCGTGGTTCACGTACTCCAGGAGGCGCTCCAGGTAGGCGTTGGCGTCTGCCGGGTCCCGGAAGCTCTCGGCGTTGGCCCACTGCAGGCCGTCGTCGTGGCTGCGGTTGTCCTGGTGGTTCGCGGTGGCTACCACGTAGTAGCTGCGGCCGTAGATCTCGCCGCGGGGGTTGTCGTAATCGGCCATTTCGCCGTTGTGACCGACGACCACGATGTCCTCGCGGATCTGGAAGCCTAGGAAGGCGATGAAGGCGTTGATCAGGTTCATTTCAAATCTCCACTGGTTTTGCCTGTCGCTGATATTAGCAGCTCCAGTGGAGATTACAAGACCTACGTCACAGATTTGATCTGTGGCTTCTCGTCCGACTGTTTCAGGAGCTTCAGGATCAGCGCGGTGGCGTCACCGAACGCCAGCCGGAGGGACTTGGTTGGCTTCCCCGACTCCAGGGTGTCCGCCGCTGCCCGGCATACTCGGGCTAGATGACCCAACACCAGGGGTGCGTTCAGGTAGAGCAGTCGCGGGTCCACGTCCGGTATGACGTGGTCCGACGCTGGCAAGTCGTTCGAGGCTTTGTCCACGGGCGTTCTCTCTCATGTTGCAAAGTTGGATGTGCTGCTGCGAGAGCTGGTGCTTCAGCTCGTCGATCAGGAATGCGTCGGCGATCACCTTGTCGTTCAGCTTGCGGTTGTCCAGGCTCAGGCGCTCCTGGGTGCGCAGCGCGTTGCTGTAGTCGCGCGTCATGTCCCCGGCGATCTTCGACCAGTGCCCCACCTCCCAGCGCAGGCGCTCCTTGGTCTTGAACGAATCGGTGTGTTTAAACTTCTTGGACATCACGCTCTCCCTAGGATGATCTTGATCCGCTGCACCAGGTCGGGCCCGCTGTTGTTCCACTTCGCTGGCTTACCGTCTCGGTCGAACTCTCGCGGCGCTTCGTACCGCAGGCGCCGGAGGTCCTGCTCCCAGTAGCGCTGCGCGAGGCTGATCAGGTGGTTCGGCACGTTGCCGTACTCTGTGATCGCATCGACGCGCGCCTTGCTGAGGCGCTTGACCTTGAGCCAGTTCTGCGCGCGGATCACCTTCGTCCGGAACCAGTCGACGACGCTCGCGCGCGGCTTCGGCGTGGTGTAGTGCTTGATCTGCTCCTTGAGGCTCAGCAGCTCCATCTCCAGCGCGTCACGACTCTCGAAGTCGGCGGTGCGCAAGTCGTGCAGCTCCTTGAATCGCTCCCGGTCTTTCTGCGCGGCAAGCTCGGCGGCCTTCGCGCGTCTCATGGCGGCGTTGCGCTCCCGCTTGAGCGTGGAGATCTGCTTCTCCAGGTGCAATGTCTTCATGTCGATCTCCTAGTTTACTCGATACTGCAGTGCCAGCGTATCCCTTCGTTGTGCGCGGTCAGCTCGCCGCCGTAGATCTCGCACGCCTGCTGGTTCGGGAAGTCGCGCTCGATGTGGATCGCCTCGGAGTGACCCACGTGAATGACCCACCAGACTATCATCCACTTCATACATGCTCCGTGTATTGCATTGGTCGCGTAAGGCAATGTCTAATACTCTTGAATTGCCACCCAGCCGCCCTCGTGGTACCAGATCCCGGCGTACTGCGCCGTGACCGGGTCTCTGCCCTTGCGGAAGGTCTGCGTGCCGCAAACGATCCCCAGGTCCATGTATCCATCCTTCAGGAAATGGGCCGCCGCGTCCTCCAGGGTCAGGAATTCGGCCGCAGCCATCGCCTTCGGGTTCATCGTCAGGCGCTTCGGAAGCATCCGGCGCCCGCGGCGCATGCTGGATGGCTTCGTCATTCGCATCGTCTGCCCTTTCTGCATCGTAATCTCCTTGTCAGTTCATCCGGGGGCCGTGCTATAATCGGAATCGCTAGCACCCGCCCCAACGCCACCAGTCGAGTGGCCATTGAAAAGGCCCGGCAGTCTCCCCACTGACCGGGCCATCTTTTTTACTCGCACCGTACCTCGTACACCGGCACTTCCCGCATCTCGGTTCCGATCTGGACTCGCTTGCAGACGGTGCTGGTGAAGTTGAAGTAGACGCGGGTGCCGTTGTCCTGGTGATCAAACCAGACGCACACCGACGGCTGCTTGTCCTTCGGGCGATTCTCGGGGCTGGTGTTGTACCCGTAGACGCGGAGCATGCGCCACACTCGGGTCAGCTGCTTCTTGTCTCCGGTCACGTACAGGTGCAGGGAGGAGCCATCAAACCGCGGCTCGATCTCCATCTTCTCCAGTCGGTCGGCCAGCGGTTGCAGCTTGGGCGCCACGTCTCGCCAGGCGATCAGCTGCTCGGAAAGGTACTTGAATTGGTCTGCGAAAGCTCTGTCAATTGCACTCACGTTCGTCTCCTCAGGATTGGGTAGTTCGTCTCTCTCACTTCTTCTGCCAGCACCAGCCCGATCTCCTCCATCACGACGTCCTCGATCAGGAGCCCTTCGTGCGTGTGCCCCCGGCCCTCGACGTAGCGCTGCCTGGTGGAGAGCCGGATATGCCCCTCCATCTTGAAGTGGCGCCATTTCGTCTGCCAGGTATCGGTCGGGCGCCAGACGCGCTCAAGACCCTCGTCGCTTACGATCATTGTCATCTCCAGTCAGCTCGGTATACAGCCACCAGAAACAGTACACGGTTGCTGCGCAGAATGCAATGGTGGCCATTGCTGCCATGCAGAACAGCTCCAGCGGGTCAACCGGTATATCGTTCATCGCCGATAGTCAGCTCGTCGCCGAGGTCAGGGTACGCCAGGGTCTCAAGCGCGGCCCGCGCCTCGTCTCCCCAGAGCGTCTGTACGCGGCCCCGGCCATTGGGGGCTACCTCGGTCACCTTGGCGACCCCAAGGCACTCCACGTCGGTCCTGTCGCCCTCGATGACGCCGTAGAGCATCTCCTCCAGGGAGCCAGCCAGGCGGCCGGGGTGGGGGCGAATCTCCAGGCGCTTGCGCGGCTTGAAATTCGGGTTGGCCGACACGGGTGTCAGTTCCAGGAGGAATCCAACCTCGCCCACCTTGAGCGCGTGGCGCGCATCCCCGGCCCACTTGCCATCGAACGTCGCGCTGATGAATTGCTGAACAGTCTGAGTCATGATTTGTCCTTATAGCCTAGATCCAATGCACATCCGGGGCAGAGCGTCTTCAGCCAGGAACCACGCTTGTTCACCAGCAGCTTCCCTTCGGCCCCGCACATTTCGCACATTCTCGCACTCGCATACTCGGCATCGTCAACCAGTTTCTCCAGTTTGTCGTCCCAGCCCGCATTGTGGGGCGTGTAGTAGAACCGGAGGGTGCCGTACTTTTCCTTGATCTGGTCGACGGTGGCGCCAACCTCGTTGCATCGTTGAATCAGCGGGTCGATCAGGCCTTTCCAGCCGTCACCGCACTGGCGATAGATTTTGTCGTTGTCCATTCTGTTGCCGTGGCATGGGTTTCCAGTGAGAGATTCCCCACTGCTCGAAGTTGAATCGGTCATAGTTGCAGATCACCCGGGCAACACGGTCCTGGTGCTCAGCGAGAATCCGCTGCCCATGCTCCGGCTGCCGTTCCAAGATGTCGAACCAGTCACTCATGCCGCCGATTATAGCAGCTCAAAATTCGGTGTAGGACCTCACGTCGATCTCCTTGCGCACCGGCTTCTCATCCTCGGGTGCGTCCACCGTCAGTCCGGATCGGACCAGGGCGGTGCGCACGAAGTTGAAGTCCTTGTCGGTGGCGTGCATGAACACCTCCTCGCCCAGCTCCGGGGGAACCTCCAGGAGCTTGCGCATCTCGGCCTTGGCGCGGTCCGTCATGGCCTTGAATACCCAGAGCCCTTGCCGGTTCTTCTGGTAGAAAACGTCACGCATCGAACTTCTTCCGCACCGTCCACAGTGCCTGCATCGCCTGGAACGCGAGCCAGCCTCGATGCAGGTCTTCCTTCGTCCACTCGTGCACGATGTACAGCCCGGGCTTCGTCGACGAGATGAAGATGTTTAAACCTCGTGGCGTCCTGGCGTTCAGGTAGAACTCAGGATACAGGGCCCGGTTGTACGCCGCGAGCTGGGTGCAGTGCTCGTCGTAGGCGAGCTTCTTCTTCGGGTCGTCGAAGTCCTTGCACTTGTAGTCGATGGTGACCGGCGGCAGCGTCGGGTGCGTGCCGGTCAGGTCCACCTTACCGCCGTACCCCAGGGTCGGCGGGATCGTGCGCTCGACGTTCCAGGTGTACCCCGGAAAGTTGACGCACAGCCAATCGAACACCGGCTGGATGTAGCCGATGTCGGACTCCTGGTTGAACTGCACGCGGCCGGTCCGCATGGTCTCCTCCATCAGCCCGTGCAGGTAGCTGCCGCGGGCTGCGGCGGCGCGAACCTGCTGCTTGGAGTCGTCGATGGCGCGGGCCATGAAGTCGGTGGCGTTCTCGCCGGGCATCTTCGGGAGCGTGATGCAGGCGAGCGCGGCCTGCTCGATCAGCCAGCGCGTGAGCTGAGGCTTGGCCTCGATCTGCGCGATGGTGGTCACCGACGGCACCAGGTGGTGCTTCCTGGCGTCGCGGAGCGTCGTGCCCCGCTTGACGCCGTTGGCGCCGATGATCTCGTACCTGGCGTCGCCCGTCTTGGCGCAGTACCAGTGCCCACCCTCTTCGGCCCATTCCTTCTGCTTCGGCGCCTGCGCCGTGATCGCCATCAGAACAGCATCCAGATGGTGATTCCCGCGGCGACCGCGCCGCCGATCAGGTGACCGGTGCTGAACAGCACCAGCGTCGTGATCAGCCAGGCGTTTCGGATGCAGTAAATCCATCCACTCATGCTGCTTCCCCTCGTTGACTCTTGGAGATCTCGTCGTTCTCCAGGAGGATCTTGTAGTGCTGCTTCGACTGGCTGTGCAAGACGATGATGCCCTCGGGCTTCATGTACCCCGGAGCCGCCAGGCTGCCCAGTGTGCGCAGCCGCTCGACCTGGGTGCTGATCTGGTCCGGACCAAAGTACCCCATGAGCGGCACCACGTGGCAGCACGCGGGCAGCGGCTGCTTGCCGTCGCCCCAGCGGTTGACGTTGAACAGGCTGAAGCGTTTCTCGGGTATGCCGTAGCCGCGCTGGATGCCGTAGCCCCACCACTCGCCGTAGTGGACGCCTGGGCCGAGCTTCGCCAGTTCGTTGATGTTGTCGTCGACCCACTGCGCGAATCCGTAGTTGTCGTTCTTCGGCTTAACGCGCGAGGGCGTGATGAAGCGCTGCCTGGACTGAGCCAGGAGCCAGTACTCTCCGACAGAATTGCCGTGCTGATCCTTCAGCACGCGACTGGCGATGATGTTGTCGTCCGGCGGCTCCATGGTGCTGACCGGCGTCCACACCACGGCGGCGTTGGTGCCATCCAATTTCTCGGTAATTGCCACCTCGCGCCGGTAGCGCGGGATCTTGGGGAACTCCTGGAACTGTATCATCGCTCGATCTCCTCAACCCATGCCTTCTTGCCGAGCCAGCGGAAGATAGCGACGTCGCTCTCCGCGGTGCCGCGGTCCGTTCGGATGACTTCCTCGAAGCCATCGCCACTCAACACTCGGTACCGTTTCTTCACGTTGTCCCCAGTCCGTTCTTGATCTTCAGATACTCGCACAGTTTTACCCATGCGTCCAGTACTCCAAAAGCGACCACGCACTTTCGTCCCTGGGACTCCAGTCTGGCCATCACCTCGCGCTGCGCCTTCGAGACGTCGCTAGGGACGCCGTCGACGCGCTTCATCTCGATGTGGAGTCCGGTGTAGGGCGCCATGGGAACAAAGCATTCGATGTCGGGCACTCCGGCACGAACTCCCTCAGCTTTCCTTCTAGCTCCCGCAATGCGGCCGCGTCGGCCTCCCACTGTTCCTGCGTTAGGAATGGCGAACAGGTAATCGACAAGGCGACCCTCACCGTAGCTCCGCTTGGCAGCGAGATCGAAAAAGGCGACCTGCTCAGTGTGCTCGTCATACCGTCTTGGCATTTTGCATCAGCTTGTCGATGTCGGCCTGGTTGATCGCCTTCTCGTGCAGGAACCCGGAGAGCACCATCGCGATCTCGGTGGGGTCCGCTACGATCTTCGCGTCCTCAAGCTCTTGCCGCACCCACGGCTTGATCCGCGCGCCATCCGGCTCGATGCCGATGTCGTTCAGCTGGCACGCGACGTAGACATAGATCTGGGTCAGCCGAGGCTGCTTCGTAATCCAGGCCATTACTCCCCCTTGTTCCCGTCGGGAACACCAAGCCACTTGTTGGTCTCGGCGAGCAAGTACTCCTCGCTGCCGAACGTCTTCTCAAAGTCCTTGCGCGAGTTGGCGAAGCTCGGGCCGTAGATCGACGTCATGTACTCGGGCGTCAGGCCGTTCTTGGTCACGCCGCGGTGGTGCCACTCACAAAGTGGGATCGTGAACATGTGACCCTTGCGGCGGCCTCCAGACGTGAGGTGCTGGATCTCGTTCGGCATGAACGCGCCAAAGCTCAGACGGCAGACGATGCAGCCCATCTCGGACAGCTTGTCCATTCGCTTCTGCTCTTCGACGGTTGGCGCTTTCTTGGCCATCAAAATTCCCAGGGTTGCTCGACGCGTGGCTCTTCAATCGGTGCGCGCTCCACGCGGAACGCGTCGGGATTGGACTCGTGAAACGGCATGTCGTCGTTTATCCCCGCAGGAGGATACTGATCGTCAGGCAGGTACTTCGTAGGCTCAGTCGCATAGGAATCCACGTGAAACTGCCGGTGCAAACGATAAAAGAAACCTGGGATCTCCACCGTCGTCCCCTTCGTGCGCTGCTTAAGGACGTGGACAAGCATGTTGCTAACCGCGTCGTTGCCAGGCGTTTGAGGCCCACGGCGAATAAAAAATACGTTGAAAGCCAGCCGCCCCAGATCCGAGCTTCCCGCCACATCCCAGACGTTTGGCGCCTGATCCGGTGCCATCGGCTTGCGCGGGTGGGCGACCAGGTGAATGTGTACGCCCTTTGCGCGAGCAGTTGCCGACACCACGTTCGCGAATTGTCTCTGCGCTTCATTGTCGGTGCTGTCCACGTCCAGGGCCATGAGGGAGTCGATTATAGCATGCGAGCACCCGTGCTTTTCGGCGAGGTGGCGGATCATGGCGAAGATCTTCTTGTGGTCCGCGATGCCGATGAATCCCCACACCTTGAGGCGCGATCCGTACGTCGTTAGGAAGCTCGTCAGCTGCGCGACCGTGGGCATCTCGACACCGGCAGCAGTTGCCGCCATCTCGACGATGAACCAGCGCGGGTCCTGCTCCAGGATCGCGGCGAACACGGTGTGACCGTTCTTCAGGAAGTGGCACGCCATCTGCCGCAGGAGCGTGGTCTTGCCGGTGCCCGGGAAGCCGGACCAGATCGACCACTCGCCCTTGTATAAACGCACCTTGTCGCCAGCCGTGTCAATCGGCAGCGTGTCGAAGGTGTTCATGAACGCCTGGTAGTCGCCGATGATCTGCGCCGGGTCCTCCTCCTTGAAATCGAGCAGGATCTTCTGCGGCGCGCCGTCGTCTGGCGCTTCCTCGGTGATCACCATCTCGGCCAGCTTCTCCCTGGCACGCGACAGCTCACGCGACAGGATAGCGATCAGCTCGTCGCTGGCGTCCTTCTGCGGAGGCTGCACCGGTTCCGGCGCTGGGGGTGGAGGCGGTTCTGCGGCGACGGCGCCCGTGGCGATGATCATGTCCAGCCCGCCGACTTCGACGCGGTCCAGAACGCTTCCGGCTTGGGGAACCAGCGGTGGTGCTTCATCAGGTGTTTGCTCACGCGCTCGAACTCACCGCGGTCCATGTCCTGGAGCGCGATCCAGTAGGCGTTGCGCATGTCCGGTGAGAGGCGTTCTTTGTGGATCGCGGCGAAGGCCGACAACATCTCGGCGAAGTACTGCTTGTCGGCCTCTACCACGGGGCGCTCGGGTCGATGGTTTCCTGCAGCTCGCGAGGGGCGAAGAGGCCCTGGTACCCGTTGGCGATGCTGTGCTCGACCGCGGCCATCTGGTGCTTGCCCAGCTCGGCCATCTTGCGCTTCGCGATGCACCAGCTCGGCTCGCGCAGCGGCTTCTTCAGCGCACGCCGGTACTCAAGCCAGGTGTCCCATGCGGCGCGGTCCAGCCCTGGCGGGTCAACGTCAGTTGTGATCATATCGGTCCTCTGGTGGGATTCATCGGCGCGAAGTGTGCACCCCATCCCAAACGATTGTCAAGGGGTGAAAAAGTGCTTGACATCACGTTTCTGATCTGAGAATCTTCTGATCCCCTATCCCCCCCAGCATACCCCAGCATACCCCAGCATACATACAACCAACTACAGTATGCATATGTATGTATGTTATTGTTTATTAGGGTATAATCAGACAGGAAGAAAGTATACCCATAGATACCAGTTGACTTAATGCATATTCCAGATCTATTCTTGGATACATGAATACAGTTTCCAAGTTTGTGCCCTGCAACATCCCCCGCTGGTTCGAGCAGATCAACTACGAGGGCGACTCCTTCGACGGTTACTACGTCGCCAGCTGGAGGTTCTTCCGCTGCTCCCCGGTCGAGCGCTCGAACCACGAGTACGTCAAGCAGCACCTCAAGGACTCCGGCGCCGAACCTGGTCAGGTGATCTTCCCGGTGTTCACCGACGAGGTCATGGGATGCCGGTACTACGTGATGGTGCGAGAGGACTTCGCGAAGGGCTTGCGGATGGCGGACATGTACGCTAAACGTATCGAGACAAAGGGCTCACTCGACCCGGAGAACGAATCAAAAATGGACCGCAAGGGGATCAAGACCGCCTGGAACAGCTCAGAGCTTCAAGGGCGAATCAACATGTGCCGCGACGCTGGGATCTCGATCTTCGCTGCTCGCTCTCAGAGGTTCCCCGAGTACGGCGGTTACGCCGAACGGATCTACTCCGCGCTGAGTGAGCTGTGAGGCCGCCCAAGAACACACGGGGCCACTTCGCCTCGCTGTGGGTACCTAACGGCACGTCCCTGGTTCCCACCACGGTGACGACTCAGCGCAAGTCGTTTGCGCGCGAGAAGGAGCTTCGAAAGCGTCTCCAGCTGATCACTGAATTGAAAACCTTGACCGGTGATGAAAAATATGCGACGGTAGCTCGCCAATACGATGATGTTACCAGACGCTGGAGAGGTGTAAAGAACCATGGGCCTGATGGATGATGACCAACAAGACGATCTCGACGCTGCCTGGCACGACGCCGAGCAGCATGAGCGCCGACGGTTCGAAGACGAGCTGCTGGCTGATGACCCGGGATACCGGGATTTTTTAATACGATACGAGGCAAGTACAAGTGGCAATTAAAGCTCAGGCGGGTGGCGGCAAAGACTTTGAGTTGGTCCCAGCTGGTGCCCATTTTGCAATCTGCGATAAGGTCGTCTATCTCGGATTCCAGAGGACCGAGTACGAGGGCAAGCAAAAGATCCTTCCAAAAGTGTGGCTTGGGTTCCAGATCCCGGACATCCAGCACGGGTACGAAAAGGACGGCAAGAAGCTCTCTGGTCCTGCGGTCATTGGCCGCAAGTTCACGCTCAACATCGGCGAGCAGTCGCATCTCGGCCCGTTCCTCACGAACTGGCGCGGGAGGGGGTTCTCCGAGGACGAGGTGGCGAACGGATTCGATGTCGAGAAATTGGCTGGCAAGCTGTGCCAGCTCGGTGTGGTTCACGAGGTTGGCCGGAACGGTAAGACGTACGCCAACATCACCTCGGCGGGCTCGCTGATCAAGGACACCCTCGATGCGATCAAGAACGGGACACGCAAGGCTGACCCTCAAGGGGACGTCCTGGTGTACAACGCTGACGAGCACGATCAGCGCGTCTACGAGAAACTGCCGGAGTTCCTCCGGAAGCAGATCGACTCTCGGGTGACCGAGAACGATCCCCCAGCAGGGGTGCGAACCTCCGCTGGCTCGCAGGACTTCGACGACGACATCCCTTTTTAGATCGATGTTCGATTGGGCTGAATGGTACAAGGAAAACCGTGAGGAGCAGCGCGGGAAAGCCCGCGTTCGCTCCAAGCGGAGACGAGATTTCATGATCAAGTTGCGTTCGCTTATCCTGTCGGCAACGCCGTGCATGGATTGCGGAGCGCCACCCGATGATGACTTCGAGTTCGATCACCGCGAGGGTATGGCAGACGGTAGACGCCGAGTGTCTGACCTGGTGACGAAGGGAATGAATCCCGCGGCTCTCATGCGCGAGATCCAGCATTGCGACGTGGTCTGCCCGACATGTCACAAGAGACGCACATATGCCCGGGCATGGGAGACTGCTTGATGGCTGAAAGAATGCTGCATCTGTCGAAGGAGCTGCACACGCGCCCGCGCTACGGGCTCGGTGTCGACGGCAAGATCGACAAGACCACGCCGGTCGGGTACGAGTTCTACCTCGAACGCGGCGACGGCAAAACCTACGTCGTCGGCAAGGGCCGCAACCGTTTAAAGCGCATCGAGCGGGCGAAGCCCAAGTCCGAGCGCCGGTACGTTGTGCGCGAGCCGCTGATCTTCACGGGCAAGATGCGCCGAGCGAGGGACCGTGCTAGTAATCAGGGTTGATCTGCACTCGGCGATCACCGGCAAGACCTCAGAGATCGCTCGCATGATCATCGCGAACGACGGTACCGGCGAGCGCAACCGCGGCAACTACTGGGGCCGCACCGCGAAGGGCGTGATCGAGGGGGACAGCATGATCCCCGCGGCCGTGATGCACGAGAGCCGCAAGATGGACCACGCCGAGGTGAAGGACTACGCGCGAAACTCCTTGCACGTCTGGAACCTTGTTGCGAGGATGCTCGGCAAGATGGGGTACAAGTGACAGACATCTACCTGGTCAAGACACTCGGCGGCGCGCTGAAGCCAATCGACGGCGCTGGCGAGGAGTACGTAAAATCCCTGGGCTCCGGGGAGATCGTGCTCGGCCGGTTCAAGAAGGCGCGCATCCTGCCACACCACAACAAGTTCTTCGGGATCTTGCGGATGGTGTTCAACAACCAGGAGAAGTACCTCTCTGAGGAGGGGCTGCGCAAGGCGATCACGATCCAGGCCGGTTACGTCGAGCGCATCGACCTCGACGGTGAGCGCTTCAGCCTGGTGCCCATGTCCATCGCGTTCGAGAAGATGGACCAGACCGAGTTCAACAAATTTTACGATGCAGCACTGCTAGCGATCCCAGCGCTGTTACCCCAGTTCGAGGGCATGGACCTAGATCGCGAACTGCTCGATTCTTCAACCACATAGGGACATTATTGTGACCAACAAACTTCTGACTGACATCACGCTGATCGTTGACGCCTCGCCGTCGATGCAGCCCCAGACCAAGGAAACGATCCAAGGCGTCAACGCCTTTGTGAAGGACCAGCTCGCGGCCGCCAAGGCAGCCAAGCAGAACGTCCGGATCAACCTGGTCACGTTCTCCAACTACGTCACCAAGCTCGAAGGCATGGAGCTGAACGAGGCGAACTACCGCCCGGCGTACGGCAACGGCACAGCCCTGTATGACGCGGTGGGGCAGACCATCTCCGAGACCGGCGTCCGCTTCCGTGCGCTCCCCGAGGAGTCCCGCCCGGGCAAGGTGCTCGTGGTGATCGTGACCGACGGCGAGGAGAACAGCTCCCGCATCTATCACGCCGAGAATGTGAAGGCGTCGATCAAGAACCAGACCGACGAGTACGCCTGGGACTTCGTGTTCATGGGCGCCAACCAGGACGCCTGGCTCGTCGGCAGCCACCTCGGATTCAACGCTGGCAAGGTCATGAGCTTCGCGCCGAACGACCTCGGTGTCACCCGCGCGTTCGCCTCTGCATCGAGCTACGCCGGATCGATCTACACACAGAACGCCAACCAGATCGCTGGCAAGACGTTCACCTCGGTGGATCTGAATGCGCAGTCTGCCGCTGGCCTCGACATCGCCACGCTGGCGGTGCCGGACGCGATCAAGAACGCGCCCTCGGCGGCTCCTACGAAGGACGACCTGGACGCCTACGTTCAGCAGCAGGTAGGAACCACGTGAGCAGCATCATGCAGACCGCGGCCGAGCTGTACTCCACCCACTCTGCGACGAAGGACGACCTGTCCATCGAGACCGCGAGCGGCCTGGAGTTTCGTATCAACAAGCCGGAGTTCCGCATCGAGGACATCGCTCACGCGCTCTCGATGCAGTGCCGGTACACTGGGCACACCCGCGTGTTCTACTCGGTTGCGGAGCACTGCTTGCTCGTCGCCGATCTGATGGAGCGATACGGCCAGGGCAACCCCTTCGAGGGGCTGATGCACGACGCCGCCGAGGCGTACCTGTCTGACATCGCCGCGCCCTGGAAGGTACTGCTCCCGGACTACAAGATCCTGGAGAAGCGCATCGAGACGCCGCTGCGCCAGCACTTCGGGCTGCCCATCGAGATGAGCCCAATCGTCAAGGAGTTCGACTGGGTCGCGCTCTTCGTCGAGGCTTACTTCCTGATCCCGAGCCGGGCCGCCAAGTGGGTCTCGCCTCCTGGGGTGAAGGAGCGGGCGCTGGAAGTCGTCGAGGACGAAGACTTCGAGCTGCCGCTGTTCGAGCCGCACGACGCCGCGCTGACGTTCCTGGAGTACTTCGAGCGCCTGCGGCCGTGAGCTTCGGCGACTTCGGCAACGGGCTCTTCGAGCTGATAGGGGGATTCTGCGTATGGCAGAACGTCAAGCGGATTCGCCAGGACAAGCAGGTCAAGGGAGTGGACTGGCGGGTGACGGGCTTCTTCACTTCCTGGGGGTTCTGGAACCTCTGGTACTACCCCAGCCTCTCGCAATGGCTGTCATTCCTCGGGGGCCTGGTGATCGTGGCCGGGAACGTGGTATGGTTGGCGATGGCGATCAAGTACAGGAACGCAAAGTGAAACTGACGCTACCGACGGACAGCACAGTCCGCAAGAGCTATCCGCTGTACAGCGGCGTGCGCAAGTACTTCCCGGCGGCACTCGCTGGCGTGGCGATGCACTCGCAGCTGGGGAACGACAAGCACAACCCCGGCGAGCCGCTGCACCACGCCCGCGGCAAGAGCATGGACCACGAGGACTGCATCGACCGGCACCTGACCGATCTGGCAGACCTTCGGGCCGAGCTGGAGCGGTACGACGAGCAGCATGATCATGTCGATTACGACGCCCTGAAGGCCATGATCCTGACCGAGGCAAACGCCCTGTGCTGGAGGGCCCTGGCGCTCTCCCAGAAGCTCCACGAGGAGCTGGACGACGCACCCCTGGCACCTGGCGCCAGCGAGTAGTTGACAGGCCCAGGCTTTGCGAGTATCGTTCGCTCCGTAGGTTGTTTACACACACGGAGATGACATGAAGCACGAAACTCGCGAAGCCTGGTTGAGCGCCGCGCTGGAGAAAGTCCGCGCGCACCTGAGCACCAGGGCTCAGATGATCCTCCCCCTCAACTGCCGCGTCAGCGTCGGGTTCCCCGGCGGCCGTGGCAAGACCAACAAGGCCATCGGGCAGTGCTGGCCCTCGAACCTCTCCGGCGACAAGTCGCACGAGATGTTCATCTCGCCCGTCCTCGACGAGCCCAGCCGGGTGCTCGACGTCCTGATCCACGAGGCGATCCACGCCGCAGACGACAACAAGAGTGGCCACAAGGGCGCCTTCCGCCGTGCCGCCATCGCAGCAGGGCTCGAAGGCAAGATGACCGCCACGGTCGCCTCCGAGGCTCTGAAGCCCATCCTCAAGGACTGGTCCGACTCCCTCGGCCCGTACCCGCACGCCAAGCTAGACCTCAACAGCCCGCTCCGTATCCGCCAGGGTACGCGCATGCTGAAGTGCTCCTGCCCGGACTGCGGCTACACGGTTCGGACCACGGCGAAGTGGATCGACATCGGCCTCCCGGTCTGCCCCTGCGGCACCGAGATGGAGGCGCCGTCATGACCGAGAAGACCTGGCTCGACATCCCACTACCCGAGGTCATTACTCGGGTACGCGGACGGAAGAACCCGGCGAAGCTGGACAACCAGTACGCCGACGCCCTTGAGGACTTGCACGACGCGGACGCCAAGATGCGGCGCGCGTTCCATGCCTACGAGAAGGCGCAGGCCCGGGTGAAACGACTTGGCAAAATGATCGACAAACTGCAGGAGATTGACAATGAAATTTCTCGATAACATGACCCCGTACTTTCGTGGCTTACTCACGCTGCTCGCGGTGATCGCGCTGGTGCTGTACCTGTGCGCCACGGCGAAGGCCGACGAGACCGACACCAGCACCCCGAAGCTGGAGTGGGTCTACCAGGCAGCGGCAGCGGCCGACATGCTGACCACGCTCGACATCAAGAACCACCCGAACCTCGTCGAGGAGAACCCCATCCTCGGCCAGCACCCGAGCGACGCGAAGGTGATCGGGTACTTCGCCGCGACTGGCCTGCTGCACTGGGCTGTCACGCGCGAGCTGGTCAACGGCAACATGCCGCGACCCTTGATCAACGCCTTCGAGTGTGTCAGTATCGGCGTCGAGGCGGGCTTCGCGGCCCACAACTACTCCATCGGACTAAGGATGAAATTCTAATGGGTGAACACAAGCAATTCGCTGCCTTCCTGGCTCACGTGCTTGAGCACGTCACGATCCCCGAGGATCGGTACGACGAGGTGCACAAGCTCATCCGCGCCAAGTTCAAGGGGCTCTTCTCGGTGAGCGCGACGGTGCGCGACGTGAAGAAGGCCCTGGCGCCGAAGCCGGTCCCTGCGATCCCGCTCCACGAGCACAAGCCTGTGACGGGCATTGCTTCGGCCGCGGTGGCCGCCAGTGAGTAAGCGAGTTGGTTGGGTTCCTCCGGGCCCGGACATGATCGAGCTGGACAGGTGGAACGAGGAGCGTCGCCAGTACTGGTCTGACGTTCGCGCCAGGGTGCTGCACCCGGAGCTGTTCCCTAACGGCCTGATCTGTCCTGGCTGCGGCGGCAGTCTTTACGACACCGGGGTGCAGGTATCTATTGCTCCGGTGACGTTGCGAGTGAAGTGCATGAACCTGAGTTGCAACTGGAAAGGAGAGCGGTATGAATGAGCAAGATCGAATCACGGCGGCCGCGATCTGGCCGCAGCACATGAAGCCAGCGTTTACACGCCTCTGGGATGATGACACGTACGCGGTTGCGCGCACCAAGGCGCTGTCGTGGCTGGGGAAGCGGTACCTACTTGCGGAGCCGATCAATGCCCGGCAAAAAACGGCGACAATTCGCAAGACAGCGGCTTAGGCTCGCGGAGTCTCAGGGGTGGATGTGCTATTACTGCAAGCAGAAGATGGAGCCGGTGAATTCGCCGAGCAAACGGCGGCTTACAACGGAGCATCTCAACATGAGGGGGACGGCTGCGCGCCAGCCGTTCCTCTCTGGGACGAGAGTAGCTGCCTGTTTCGAGTGCAACAACTCAAGAGGCTGGCAGCATTTAGAGACGATGCGTGCAGCTCGCCGTGCCGCCGCTTCACCCTTGGCGGCACAGACGACAACGGCATGGTCCAGTGCTCTACGTGCGGTATGTGGTTTCTGGACGAAGATCCAACAGTGGAGGAGAGTGAGTAAATGGCCATGAAGCCCAGGACGAAGAACGCGACCGCGACCGAGCTGATGACGATGCTCGCGGCGGCCGAGAAGGCTGCGGACGACATGCGGCTGATGCTGTCGCTGATCGCGTTCAACCAGCCGGACAAGATCTTCACCGTGTCGATCCCGGAGCTGACCGCGCTCCCTCAGGGATCGAGCATCGACATCTCGTTCAACAAGTCGACCCAGGAGTACGAGTTTAAGTACGTGTCGCCGGATGCACCGCCGCTCGAAGAGCCAGCGCTGATCGAGGTCCCGTTCTCGAAGACGCCCACGTGAAACGCGACAAAGTGAAATACCAGGTATACGACGCCAACACCGATCTTGAGCTACCGCTCACAGATGAGCTGCGGGGGATAGTCGAGGAGTACGTCGCGCTGTTCTTGCAGACGTACGGGCGCGACCCTGTGGGCCAGCACCCTGTCGGCTCCTACATCATCGAGTTCTGAAGTCCGGCATGTCGCTCTTGCGGTACCACGGCAGCACCGGTACCTCATGGGTGCCTCGGATCTGATTGAGGATGTGGGAGCGCACGGCCTGCGGGGTAACCGGCATGCCTGCTTTCCCCAGCGAATAAGCGCTCTGGCGCTCCAGCATGTCTAGCGCGTCGCCGCGCGGACTGAGTAGACCGGTCAGCTCACCGCCACCGAACCAGCGACCAGCCTGCGCTTGACCGCCAGCGATCCCCATCTCGTTGGCGATGCTAAGCATGTTCTGCTCAGCTGGGCCGTACTCGGCTGGCTTGAATCCACCCTGCTCGGCGAAGTACGGATGGAATGGGCTCGCGAGCGTCTGCCCCTGCGCCTCGTGCGTATCCAGCACTGTGCTGTGCGCGAAGTCACCAGCCTGCTGCGATCCATACGTCGGGATCTTCGGGTTGATTGGAGGCGTGCCCTTCTGGTCGCCAGCAAGCAGCCTGTCGCGCGGGTTGATGCCACCCTCAAGGACATCCTGTGTGCCCTGGCGATGTACGTTCATCAGCGGCAGGCCCACGCCATACTTCTGCTTGAACGCATCCATCTCGGCCTGCACGTTCTCCGGGGTAAGCGGAATGCCGCGCGCGTTCATCTGGTGAAGCATGTTGCCGACGGCATTCTGGTTGTAGATCGAATTGCGCGCGCTGCCCGGCGCCACGCCCTGAATCCAGCGTGTGATCTGGTCACGAGGAATACCGGCCGCCTCGGCCTCTACCGCTACTGGGTATAGGCTGGCATAGAAGGTTTCGCCACCGAGCGGCAGGCCACGGGCGATCTGCTGCTTGATCAGGTCGCGGTTCTCAGGCGTAGTCAGCGTCTCCAGGTGCGAGAGATCGGTGCGACTGGTTGGCTGGTAGCGTGGGAACTGGCTTTGCTCAACGCCCGGCCACCCTTGCAGCGCATCTTGAATTGGGGAGCGATCAAAGGCGTAAGTCTGAGGCGTCCAGGGCTCCGTCGGTTGCGCCAGGAAGGCCCGCGCATTGTCGACGCGCGATTGCACTGCCTCTGGGGTGTTGCGCATGTTTGTCTGCATGCTGCCGCCAGGAGTCTGCGGCTCCAGCGCGCCATAGGTCTTGCTCAGATACGGCACGTCGATGACGGCGGCCTGCTTGCCCTTGGAGACGGCTGGCGCGGCTGGCGTTGTTGGGATCTGGGTGCCGGTGTGCAGCTCTTGCACCCCAGGTGAGTCGAAAGATTGCGCGGCCTGCATGGCAGACTCGAAGTCTGGCTCGTGGTGCGCGACGTGCATGTAAGAGCTGCCATCGTCGCCTGTCTCGACGTGCAGTACCGCCTTGGGGTCAGACTGGAATGCTTCATGGTTCTGGAGCATGAAGTCGTGAACCTCGTCGGCGTCCGGCGGCCCACCCAGCGCCACCGAGCGGCTGGGCTCACTCGGCACCAGGTAGCCGCTGTTGTGCACCTCGCCCGAGGTTGGGTTGTACGTGACCGATCCGGTGTCGGCCGCCGTGGAAGCCAGCTGGGCGGCGTGGGTGTTCGGTGCGCCATCTGCGTACTTGGCCACCAGCGCTCCCAGATCGTCCAGGGCAGGCGCAACCTCCCCACCCTCAGCAAACCCCTGCGACAGGTCTTCGTCGGCTGGGGCGGCCTCAGCGGCCCCAGGACCGACACGAACAGCGGGAGTCGGGCCGAACATACGGGCCTGACCCTGCATGAGGGGGTTGGCGTGGTCCGGTGTGTGGTACCCGGCGTAGCCCGCGTCCTTGACCGCATCCTCGGCGTCCGAGTACGACGGAGCGTTTACACGCAGTCCTTGGGGGTCGTTCGACATGTCGTACATGCTCGACGCCGGTACGGTGACGCGGTACTTGGTCTTGTTCGCAAGCTCATCCTCTGGGGTCGCGCCAGCTGGGTACAGCGACACCACCTTGGTTCCGCCGCGCTTCGCCTCGGCGCCCTTCATCCCGGTGCCGTAGAAGGCCGGATCGAGGTTCGCCGTCGGGGTGTTCAGGTTCGAGTAGTGCTCGAAGTGCATGTAGTCCGGGGTCGTCGGGATCGTCTCGCCCGTGCCTAGGTCATAGATCGCGAGCTGGTTGTTGGCCTTGGCCTTCTGGACGGCCGTTGCAAAGTCCGGTTCGACGTGCGAGACATCCATGAAGTGCTCGCCGGTCTCCGGGTTCTTCCATACGCCGAAATGCTCATTCGGCTGGCTCAGCGGACCCTGGTTGGTCTGCATGAAATTCTGGATGTCGTGACCGGTTGGTTGTCCGGGAGTTTTCGTCTCCAGGCCCTTCTGCACCGACACCGCGTACCCGGATGTCGGCATCGCGCCGGTCTTCATGTCCTTCGTTATCCCACCCTTTTCGGCGATGTGGGATACGAGCTTCGCCAGCTCGTCGCCGATCAGGCCACCCTCGGCGTGCGCCTGGCTGCCGATGTAGCTGTTCGGGTCGAATGTCGTGGGCTCGTTGAGGTCCGCCGTGTCCGGATCGGTCGGTTTCGGCACGGTCAGGACAGGCTTGCCGTCGCCCGACTTCAGGTAGTGGTCATCGGTGATGGACGCGGTCGGGTTGAACTCCATGGGGTAGCCCTGCTCCTGGAGCTTCATGTACATCGCGACCCCGCCGGGCGAGAGCTGTGTGTCCGATCCCCAGTCCATGCCGTTCGAGTGCGCGTGATCCACGCCGCTGCGGAGCATCTTCGGGCCGATCCCCTGTCCGCGGTACGCCGGGTCGACGATGCCGTCAGTCCCGAACCCCATGCCGTTGCCGCCCCCGCGGCCGACGAGCATGCTGCCGTCCTCGCTGGGCTCGGCTACCATGCGGCCGACATGGGACATGTCCGAGGGGTCGTGCGCGTCGATCACCAGCGCGTCAGGGTGGAAGCCAATGAGCCCCGCGGTAGGGTGACCCACATCGGTGGCCTTGTTCACAGAGATCGCCGCGCCCTGGCGTTGCTTGGCGGCGTAGCCCTCGTTCGCGAGGGAGTGCAGGGAGCTGCCGTCGTACGCGCGCGCCAGCTCTGGGGCGCTCTTGGCGGCCGTAGCCACCGCGTCCTTGCCGAGCATACCCTCAGGGGTCATCAGGTACGGCAGAACGTCGCCCGTGGCGCCTACGGCACCGGCTGCCTGCGGCCCGAGGTACTTGCCAGCCAGATCGGAGAATTGCTGCACCCCTTGGCCGTAGTCGGAGCTGAGGCCGCTCGCGAACTTGCCCGCGGCAGATCCCTTCACGCCGTTGTAGAGCGGGGCCACGGTGTGCTGGATGTACTGCTGCCCCTCGGGCGAAAGATCCATGCTCGGGGAGTACTGCTCCTGGTACTTGCGGACCGCGTCCGCAGCGGCGTCCATGCCCTGCGGGAGTACCGACAGACCCTTGATGCCGGACAGGGCCTGCACACCAAGGGTCTTCGCTAGATGGCGCGCAACCTCCCCCAAGCCGTGAGCGTCGGCGATCATTTGGTCGGTATCAAGACGGGGGAGGTTTGCCATAGAGTTATGCGGGGATGAAGATGCCTCGTGCCACTTCGCCGCGCACCTTGTGGTACGTCATCGAGGTAGCCTGTCGCTTCGAGAGCCAACCACCGCGCGACGCGTAGGCATCGGGAGCCGCAAGGGTGGGGTGCTGAATAACCTTCGCACCGCATTTTTCTTTCTCTTCCACGTGGTGCTTGTGACCGGTGTGGATGTACACGTACGGGCAACGGCCCCAGGCTTCGCGGAACTGGTCCGAGAACACGCGGTCGACGTCGCTGATCTTGGCCAGGTGGCCGTGGTAGAACCCGAGCATCACCTTGCCGTGCTCGTACATCGCGTACGGGTTGGGCGAGAGATTCACATGAACCCGTGGCTCGTTCTCGTACAGGTGCGCGAACATGATTCGAAGCCAGACCGAACCCGCGGGGTCGTGGTTGCCTTCCATCATGTAGACGTAGACTTCCTCGTGCTTCGCCAGCATCGCCGCGATCACGCGACGCAGGATGCGCACCGCAACCATGACCACCTTCTGGTAGCGCGAGTCCGCGTCCAGGACGTGCCCGTGGGTCGGAGTCATCGGCGCCAGCGAGTCAAAGTGCAGGAAGTCGCCGAGCTGGTTCAGGATACCAACCTTCGATGCCGGTGCCGCTGCGATCATCTCCAGCAGCGTGTTGACCAGGCACCGCTCGGCCAGATCCAGGTCCCAGTCCGCGCCGGTCTCCTTGTCCCATGCTAGCATGCCGACGTGGCAGTCCGTCATGGTGTACAAGGTCGCGAGGTCCGCGTCGAGGTACATAGGCGCCTCGACGGGAGGCGTAGGAACGATCCTCTCGTTCAGGGCGGCCAGTACCGCCTCCTGGAGCGACTGACGTTCCACAGCTGGGACGTCGATTTTCTGCCACTTGAGGCGCACTCGGTCCTGGGCGTCGGTCATCACCGACATGCCGCTGACTAGGTGGCCAGGGGTGACCTCGAAGACCTCACCGCTGTCGAGGCGGGTCTTGATCCACTGCTGGTCGGTCTCGCCCTGCCGGTCGACTCGCGTCGAGACACCATGGACCTGGTAGCCCTCTGGGGTGGCGTTCGATGGTGGAGCATGGATCGCGTCGGTGTGCGTCGCGGCCCATCCTGCTGCGGCCTGGTTCTCTGACTTCATCCCGCGGACACGGGACTCTGCGTAGCGATCTCGGAGGGTGGTTCGAGGGATTCTGAGTTGTCGCGCTGCTGCCGCGACCGAACCGTGTGCCGATACTGCGTCTAGTGCTTGTTGCAATTCTTCAGTTGTGAAAGCCATCTGATTCCTTGTGTTGAACTACTTTTGCATCAGTCTGATGTTACGAACGAGCGCGATACTTGCCAGCTGCACTGACATGATCTCGACCCCCCAGCGCCAGCCCCTTTTTCTGCAGGCGGCCGTCAAGCGGTCGAGAATATCACCGCTCTCCATAATCTCAGACCATGTCGATTCGTGCAACACCTTACAGATCTCGCCAGCGCAAGCGTCGCGCACGGCGTGATCCACATCGTGAACCTCTAGGGTGGCCTTCACGATGTCCTTGATTTTGTACGTGATGATGGAGTTGAAGCCGATCTGCTTCCCATCCTTCGTCGTGGCGCTCTCGTCGCCCATAGCGTGAGTCGACGGGACCACGTTCTGCGCGATCACGTCGTCGATCTTGAGCGGCAGGCGCCAGTGGAAGCCTGGCATCAGTGTGCGCTGGTACTTGCCGAGACGCACCAGGACGGCCTCTTCCCATGGCTCGATCACGGCCCAGAACTTGAACAGCTCCAGCCAGGACAAGATGAACTCGATCAGCCGGTCGAACATCGCGCCCCCAATGTATCGTAAAAGAGACCTTAACCGCCATAACGTACCTTTTAAGGTACATCAGCTCTGCTGGTCGACGTTCCGGTTGACCCAATTGTCGAAGTCAGCACCCTTCGATCCGGAAGCCTGCGTGCCGTCGTTGACCGGCGCGGCGGGCTGGGGAGTGCTAGGCTCTGACATCTCGTGCCAGGCTTGCTGCACAAGGTCCCAGAAGGACGACTTGTGCATAGTATTATCCGGTTGCCCACCATCCGCCATAGGCTGATCCGGAGAAGGAGTCGAGTCTACCGGCTCAGGGGGCGATGTGGCGTCGCTGCTGGCCGCTGCCGCCGCGCCAGGCATCGAGCTGGCGCCGAGGTTCACGTACTTGGCCAGATCCTCTGGCAGGCGTGCCTGGCTGTACCGCGCCACTGGGCGACTGTGCAGCACACGCGACCCAAGGCCGCCGAGCACCATCGCGCCCATCGGGCCAAAGCCACCGAGTGCGCTGTCCCCGTGCTGGGAGTCGCCTTCCTTGCCACCGAATAGCTCATTCCCGGTTGCGCCCGCGGCGCCAGCGAGACCGGCGTAGATCAGCGCGCGCTGCGCGGTACCCGAGTCAGGGTACTTCGAGGTGAGCTGCTCCTTTCCAAGCTGACCCAGCTCTCCGATGTCGTTTAAACTGCCTGACGGACTGAAGGCGTTGCCTTCGGTCAGCGCGCGGTTCATCACGAGGTTCGGGTTGACGCCAGCGGTACCGGCCTTCTCGACCAGCGGCCGGATCGTCATCGCGTTCGAGTACTGCTTGCGCAGATCCTGGAACATGTCGTACTTGTCCGGCGGCATGCCGTGCTCAAGCGAGTCGAAGTAGTGACCCTGCAGCCCGGTCAGGTAGTGCACCAGGTCGCCGTTGTCGGTGCGCGCGATATGGTCGTTGAGGGCGGTGTTCTGCTGGCGCCAGGCGTCGCCAGGGATCTGCATCACCGGTCCACCAGGAAGCGGGTTCTGGATCGGGACAGCCTTCGAGTTGGGACCAAAGAGACGGTTCGCCCAGCTGTTTACGATCTTGGCGTTCTCGTCGGTGCCGATGGTGTTCGCGTCGTGCAGGATCTGGTTCACCCCGGCAATAGTGTTCGGAGTCACGAACGCCATCGTGCCGTCGGCCATGGCGCCTATGTTCGCGCCCACTTTCTTGCGGCCCTGTTGCCAGCTCTCCATGTCCATCGGACCGCCACCAGTGTCGATGCCAGAGATGTCGCCGAGCGCCGAGTTGAAGGCGTCGCGCTGGCCTTCGTGGCGCGCGGCAGCTCCCGAGAACGGCAGCTTGTCGAGGGCCGATCCTACCCAGCCTGCGAATCCGCCCGAGGTTTGCGGCATCGACAGTGGGATGTTGTACTTTTTGGCGATGTCTGCGCCGATGCGCGCGCCGCGGCTGAGCGTGTCTTCCCCTGCCCGCAGCACACTTGCGCCTGCGTCACCGAGGACTCCACCGACTTCTCCGGCGACGGCACCCATACCGGCGTTGCCGCCCCGAGTCTCTCCGGTCCCCACTGGGGCGATGGCTCCGTACCCTGCGCCGGTCGCGGCAGGCTTTGTGATTCGATAGATGGCTTGTGCGGCCTGGAGCGCCCCGGGGCTGGTACCCAGCTTTGCGGCGATCTTAGCTCCAAGAGCCTCGCCACCCATACCCGGCACTGCGAATTGCGCCACGCCCCCAGCAACATTGCCAAGGATTCCTGCTCCGGTGTGTTCGAGGGGAGCGTCGAGTCGTCTTTGCTCATCGGTGTCTGCCTGGGTTTGGCCGCCGAACAGCTGACTGATGCCGCGGCCGGTGTCGGCGAAGCTCTGACCAGCGCCAGCGAGGAATCGATTCACACCCTGCGATGTCTTGATGCCGGTGTCCCACGGGCCGAACTGGAGCGTGCCAGGGCCTTCGCTCGGATCGTACCCAGGTCCCTTCGGCGGACCGCCCGGCGTGTTACTGCCAGGAGGAGGCGGGAGGACGATGGGCTCGTGCGTCACGGGCTGCGAGGCGCTGAGGGATGCGATGTGGATCGCGTTCTGTTCTGCCTGCTGCGCGCCAGCTTCGTCGCCACGGGCGCGAGCGGCCTGCGCCTCGTCGTGCGCTGCCTTCAGGGCTGCAAGTAGTTCGCTGTCGTTTGCCATTTACTGCTGCGGCTGTGGGCCGGGTAGGATCTGAGGTTGTGGTCCAGCGTTCTGGGTGTTCTGGACCTTCTGCTGGAGCGCTGGTGGCATCACCGGCTTCGGTCCCTTCTGGTCGCCCTTCGTCCACGCGCCGAGCTTCATGTAGTAGTCGACGTACGGGTCCTGGGTCACGACCGATGGCGTGTTCGGGTGCGCCTGGCGGCCGACTGTCGCAGCCTCCTGCGCGGTCAGGTTGTCCTTGAGGCGGCTCTGGTGGAATGGGCTGAAGTTCGCCTCGTACCAGGTGTTGAAGACGCTCGGGTCTGGGTTGCCGTTCTTCTGGATGTACGCGCTCCAGAGCTTCGACTTGTTGACCTGGTCCTGGGCAACCTCGGCCTGCGCGGAGGCGAGAAGTCGCGCGACCGCTGGCATCAGGTTGCTGGATGGCAGGCTCTTCAGGCGCTGCTGGACTTCCATGTTCGTGATGCGGCCACCGTAGATCGCCTTGAGGCCGGTTGTGGCGGCCTGCAGGAAGTACTTGTCGGTGTCCTGCTGGGTCGCGAGCGACTTGAGCTGCGGATCGCTCGCGATCTTCGATGTGAGGTCATCACCGAGCACACCGCGGCTGAAGTTCTCGAAGGCGCCGATCTTCGCGCCAGCGGGACCGGTCAGCAGCTTCGGATCGCTCAGCTTGTCCATGTTGCTGAGCGCCTGGCCGTAGTTATAGATCGTCGACTCGGCGCCCTGGGCGGCGTCGCCCATGGCCTGGCTGCCTGCCTCGATCTGCTTCACGCGCACCTTGTCGTCGCCCATGTGGGTTGGCTTCCAGGTGTACCCGTTGAAGTACTGTGGATCGAAGGCTTCCGCCGCGGTGGCGACGTACGCTGGCTTGGTCTGCGGAGTGAGCGCACCGTACTTCGGGTCGAGCACGGTCGACGGCAGGAAGAGGTCGCTGTACTGCGCCATCAGAGGGTCTGGCTTAGCTGGTGGCTTCTGCGGTACCTGCGGAGGCTGCTGCGGGGCTCCCGCGTTCGGAGGCACGCCAGGGCGAACTGGAGGCGGTCCAGCCGGAGGAGGTGCCGCCCCTGGCGCTTGGGTAGGGGGTGCGGCCGCTGAGCCGCCTGGAGGGGACTGTGGGGCTGCTGGCTTCGGTGGGGGCGGCAGGTTCGGCGTCTGGGTAGCAGCTGTCGCGCCAAGTGGGACGATCTTCTTGCTGCCGTCCGGCTGCGGCAGAAGGGTGAACTTGCCGAACATCTTCGTCAGCTCGACCTGGTCCATGATGCGATCCGCGCCGGGCTGTAGCGCATAGGTGCCGTCCGGGTTGGCGCGGACGTACCACGGCATGTTCGCCGCGCCGCGGAACTGCTGGCCGCCCGCGCTGTTGGCGCCGGACTGGGCGACGCGCTGCTCGGCGAGGTTCTTCGACATGAGCGCATTGGTCTGAGCGATCTCGGCGTCTGGGCCACGCATGCCGTAGTCGGCAAGTAGCTGCGCGCGCTGCATCTGACCCTGGCGTGTCTCTGCCATGCCCTGGGCCTTCGCGGCGTTGACCCCGGCGATGTCGATCCCGTTGTGGTTCGGGGTCGCACCAGCGGCGCCGATGCGGTACATCATCTCCTGGTCGGATGGCCCAGTAGGGAGCCCCATCAGGCGCTGCGTGGCCTGGTCGATCAGGCGCTTCTGCTCGGCGTAGGCATCGGCCTGCTGGGACTCGTAGCTGGTGTACTGCTTGCGCAGACCGCTCAGCTCGTCGGTGTTCTCTTGGAAGCGATCAGCGGCATTCTTGCGCGCGGTGGCCTGGGTTGGCACAGCCGTAGCCGCCTGAAGCGGGGACTGGTCCCCAATGTCAGGTGATGCCTGTGGTGCGCTCGCCGCGTTGTCGTCGGTTGGAACGCCTTGTGTGTCTACGGTTTGGGTCATTGTAGCGCCCTATCCTAGGTCAATGTGACCGGCTGCTGCTGCTGGCCGCTCAGGGTGCCTGCGAGGTTCGCGCCGCTGCCGAACAGTGTGGCAAGTGGCGAGGTCGCTGATCCCTGTGCGCTTCCGTTGCCGCCATTGACACCGGTTCCGTAATTGTAGTTGACCTGCGCAGTTGGGACCTGGATGCCCGAGAGCGCACCCTGCATGTCGGCCGCCATCGTCATCGGGTACTGCTGCTGCTGCAGGAAGTCCTGGTAGGCGAGGTTGAGGTTCGACTGGTTGTATCCCTGCTGCTGCTGCCCCATCTGGTTTTCGGCGTTGATGGAGTTGATCTGGTTCTGCGTGCCCTGCGAGCCGATGCTCGCCGTGTCTGCGCCAGCGTTGAGCGAGGTGTTCGCCTGGCTCTCTTGAGCCGACGCTGCCTGCTGAGCCGCGGTGAGCGCGTTCGCGTTCCCGGCCTGCGCAGCCTGGAGGGCGCTGGAATAGCCGGTGCCGAGCGCGCCAGCCTGCGCGTTGGTGATGTTCTGCTCGTTCTGCTGCTCGGCATTCTCCATGAGGTTCGTCCCCTCGGTGGAGCTGCCGGTGATGTTCCCGGCGCCGATGATGCTCGACTGCAGGGACGGCATCGTGTAGTTGTTGAAGTTCGTGTTCGCCGCGTTCGCGATGCCACCCAGCACCGTGTTCATGTACGGGTTCATGTACTGCTGGGTCGTGTTGTACGTCGGGTCGGTCCCGGCGTTCAGGTACCCTTGCGCTGCCGCGAGTGGGTTGTTCTGCGACTCACCCTGCTGGACGAGATTCTGCGCGGCCTGCGTGGTCGAACTGGCGCTCGCTGGCAGCCCACTGGTCTGACCCTCGGCGGCGACGCTGTTCGGGTCCTGAGAGGCGATGCGCGGGCCCTGGTACGCCTGGTACGGCTGCGCGGCAAACTGCGCCGCAGTGTTGAGGATCTGCTGCGTGTAGTCGGTGTACCAGCTCGGCAGCTGCGTCGAACTCTGGGAGTAGTTCGAGCTGGCCGACGGCGGTGTGCCCTGATTTAGAAACGAGAGAGCGCCCATTAATTACCGCCCATGTACTTGTGAATCGGCTTCGCGTCTGGGGCCATCTGACCCTTCGCGAGTGCCGCACCCTTGTGCTTGCGCACGTTGTGACGCATCGAGTCAAGGACCTTCGCCCCGGCTCCGTTGTCTCCGTTGCCAAGCATCGACACCGTCTGCGCGTCGATCACGTACTCGCCGTTCGCGAGGCGCGCAGGGATGGAGTCGCTGGTACCGTCCCCAGGACCCTGTACGTGGCGCGAGACGTCGCTGCCGCCACCGGCAAACGGACGAGCACCTGGCTGGCCGGTCTTGCGCGCGTTCGCTGCCAGGACCTGTGCCAGCGGCGAGCCGCCACCGGTCGCAATGTTCGAGCTGGCGAGCGTTGGCTGCTGCGACGTCGAGCCACCACCGGCCATTGCTGTCGGACCAGTCGCTGGCGGTAGGCCGGTGCTCATCATTCCGGCGAGGTTCCCAGCCATGCCAGGCTGGGCGCTCGCTGGCGCTGGAGGAAGACCGGCGCTCATCATGCCACCAGCAAGACCCCCGGCGACCGATGGGGATTGCGCATTGCCTCCCGCGGTCGGCAGCTGAGTCGGGCTCGCGCCACCGCTCATACCTGGAGTGACTGCGGGTGCGATTCCGGCGTTGTTCGCCGACGCTGGTGTGCCAGCCATGCCGCCGATTGCG